GATGATGGATTAACTACTATACCGTTCTGTTTTACTTCGGCCATTTTTTTTTTTATTTGGGTTTAACTTTGAATGTCGTATTAGTCTTCACGGTAGTTTCATCCTCATAGTTATTCATTTCGCTTAACTCAAGGATGTACTTAGTTAACTCTACGTACCTATCGATGTTCTCCATGTAGGAGAGTATCTTTTTAGTTTCTTCTGGAGTTTCTCTCTTCAGTACTACAAAAAAGAGCAAAGCTTCATCATGTGCCTGAGCAACCTGAGTATCACCAGTTGGTGAATAGACCTTTCCATTGATTACGAACTTATCCTGTACCCAGTCAAAGTTCCAATAACCTTCTTTGGTTAGATGTCCATTCTCTTCAAGTGACCTTTTAGTTACATATAATACAATATTTATACCGTCCAGTTCACCTGAAACAGTCTCTTTTAATGAAGGCCAAGTTCTTATGAAGTTGTACTGAATCAATCCGTCCAGAAAGTACGGTTCGTAGTTATTACCAGTATCTTCACCGTAAGACAGAATTTGGTCAAATCTCTTTAACCAGATTAGAGGTTGTTTACCTGCATCCACTTCAACAAAGTCATTTACAATGGCCTTGTATCGGTCCCATACTCCTTTTGTAATCCTTTTCCTCCGTGCCATACCCTATCTCTTTACAGGGAAGCCTGGGTCTGGGCCATCTAATGGTCCTGGCCTCCGGTGGTTGACTACTTTTGGAACTACTACCTTCTTCACTGTTCGGCAAATAGGTAGATAGATGGAAAGTCTTTCAGCAAGCATACACAGATTTTGTTTAAGTATATCAATAACTCCACCTGGTTGCATTGCTTTTATGACATTTGATGAGGTTTTAGATTCAGAGTCAGTATCGTTGAAGAATTCTACCTCAGTTGGACCTGTTTGTATTCGCTTAACCTCACCTGAACCATGGCTTGACTCTGAAGACTCGGATTCAGATGTAGAGGATGAGTTACTCTCTTTAACTGATTCTGCAGTGGCACCAACCATCAATGAAATCTGCACTACCATATAATCATAGGCTGCCAATTCCATAATTAGCTGGTTTTCTAGAGCTTCGTAATACAACTCATTATTAAATTCCTCTATGGGTACTTCATGATTTACTAGCGGCTGAATATATAGCTGCCATTTTTCAATAAACTGTTGCTTCTCTTTAAGCGTAAGTTTACCGAAGATATCCTCAGGGATATAAGTGTCTATCAGCTCGTAGATACTGCCAGGCAACTGGGTCTTTACCTCTTCACTAACCCCAATAACCTGAGTCTTGGATAATGCAACTCCTCCGACGTTGTTAGTTATGGTCATCTTGACCACGTAGTCACCAGAAGCTTCATAAAGATGGGAAGCAGTTACCACACCAACGTGTGATTCTGTCTTCCCATCACCAAATACCCATGTTACTGTAAAGTCGTGGGGTAGTTCATCAGCGAATCCCCTAAACCTTGCATTGAGTCCAACTACGGTAGATAAAAAATCTACCTCTTTCATAGTTTACTCGTCGTCTTCGTCCTTCAGCTCATCGAGGATAGCATTTACCAAGTCAAGCTTGGTATCACCTTCCTCCGGCTCAATCTCCAAGGAGATAGCCAAAGCCTTCAACTCCTCGGTGTTGAACTGTTCTTTGATTTTCTCAGGAGCTTCCTCAGCTTCCACGAGTTCATCGAACTTCTTCCGAACTGCTTCCAGGTCAACCTCTTTCTTTGGAGCAGGTGAGCTTTCTTTCGAGCTAGGTGCCTTGAATTCCTCGGCCTTGGCCTCGATGAGATATCCGTTTGCCAAGGCTGCTTTGATAACCCGCAGATTAAACTGCTTGTCGGTTAATTCCACAACATCTTTGCGGAGAACCTTAATCTTTGAGGCCTGGTCATAGAAGATACTTGCCTTAGGACTCAGTTTTACATATCGTTTACTTGCCATAGTTAAATTAGTTAAGGGGGCGGTATTAAGCCGCCCCCAGGTTTGAGTTGTTGGGTGTTACTCGATGATACCGGTCAGGTACTTGTCTACGTCCATGTAGTCGGGGAATCCGTTGGTAGCGAAATCCTTCGTCGCATCGATGAGGATAGAAGCATCCTGATACATCTTCGAGAAGCCCGTCGTCAGCGAAGCATAGATAGCCTCGGTCTGATTCGAAACGATACGTTCCGACTCCAGCATCAGCTGTTTTGCAGTCAGCTTTATCATAGCTGCTGCCGGGTCTACGAGCATTACCTCGTCTGCCGGAGTACCGCCATGGATATAGAAGTCTGCCGAGTTGGGAACCGGAGTTTTCAGGTTCAGGCGGGCATCAGTTGTACCCGACGAACGCAGTTTGAACTCAGGGAGGTCGAGGAGGTCTAGGGCCTGTTCCTCGCCGCCGATGATGGTACGGAACTGACGACCCAAGCGAGATGCCCGAATCCATACCCGGAGAAGGTCACGATACTGGATGCCCTTTGTGGTATCTCCTACACCGATGACCGGAGCCGATTCCGAACCGTCCAGCTTGTTGCCCTTTACGAGGACATCCATGGCCAGAGCATCCATTGCATAACCCAGCTGAACACCGAAGTCACGAAGGAATATTGCCATTACGTCCATCGATACGTAGCTTCGTACCTCGTCGGTAACCTTGAAACCCTTGCCGATTTTGAAAAGGTTGACCGACTTCTGGCCGAAAGATACGGTACCCAGAGGAATGGTCTCAGCCTCGTTCACCCGTGCAGGGTTAGCGTCTGACATGTTGACGAGCGGCATGATTGCCGTCAGCCCATTGATAGGCTGGTCGGATGCGATGATGTTGGGATAGAATGGTGCTTCTCGCATTCCCAGATAGATTGCCTCACGGACAATCTCCGGAACGAGCCAACGAAGTTCGGGATTCGGCATGGAGTATATATTCTCCATCGTGTCGACTTTGGGATTGAACCCGACGGCTTTGAAATAATCCTCCTGGGTAATGCCATATTTCTCCTGGAGCATATCACCCAGATGAATGTCTACCGGGAGACTCTTGTTGCTTCCCTGTCGGAAGCCATCCATGTTCTTTACGATTTCGGGAAGCTCCTTTAAGTACTGGTCCCGAGTGAAAGTTTTTTCTGCCATGTTATAAATGTGTTTTTCTTGTTATTTTGCAAGGATTCGTACCAGTTCACCTGCCTCTGCCGTGTTTATAGCCAGGAAGGGAGTCTCGTCATTGGAAGCCGAGGGACTAAAGTTGGGATACGTGCCGCTGTCGTCGAGAGTACCGTCCGTCTGAACATAACCAGTAGTGGTTATCTCAGCCTTGGCGATACCATGGATAATGGTGTAGCCCTGGACCATTACCGTAACCTCTACTCCGGCTGCCGTAGGAGGATATGCGGGATATTGGCTGTAACCGATAGCGATACCGATGTACATTTCGCCCGATGCTCCGGTATACGGAGAAATGGTACCATCAGTGTTCAGCTTTACGGGCTGACCCTGAACTATGGTATCGCCTTTCTTTACCGGGAATGCCTGATGAAGCTTGTGCGATTCACTTTTGTAAATCACAGCCTGCGGGGTTCGGGAACCCACTTTGTGTAAGTCTGCCATAATTTAATTTGAGATTTAAGTTACTTTTCTGTTATTTCTTTTCTCCTCGAAGTTTCCGGTCGGCCAAAGCCTGGGCAACTGCCTGAGTAGACTTGTCTCCGTTCTTCGTCTCGTCTTCTACCTCTGGATTGATAGACGATGCCCGGCCCACGTCCTGAGAACCGCAATGATTGCAGTGCATCGGGAATTTGTCCTCCAGCTGTGCGTCATAAGTCTTACGAAGAGCACTGAGGGTCTCCATGGTGGTTCCTTCGTTCTCCAGTAGTGCCAGGATGTTCTGGTCTACGTTCTCCTCGCCGGAAACTTTCTTGTAGGCAGCCACCGTTTCCTCACGGAAGGATTTGATATGACCGTCCCAGTTTTTCTTTGCTTCTTTATAAGACTCCAGGTCTTTTTCGAGATTTGCCTTCTCTTCCTTGAGAGTCTGAATCTCAGTGTCTTTGGAAGCCACGGCCTCAGTGAGGCTCTGATTCTGCTGTACCAGGTTTTTAATCTGGGTGAGAGCCAGCTCTGCCGAAACTTCCTGACCTTCAGAAAGGGTCAAAAGATTTTCACCAAAGAGGCTCGCCAGCACTTGCTGCAATTCTTTGTCCATGTTTGTTTTATTTGTTTGGTTATTGTGGTTACCCTTTCCGGCACCCTTTTCATTATTAGATTGGGTGGTATTGTACTTTATATCTTTTTCAGAAAGAACCTTGAAGTCGAACATAGATACCCTCTTTGCTGGGTCATTTGCTTCGGCAGCTTTTTCTTCGGAGAAGGAGTAGTACTGACTTCCCGCATAAGCAGGGCTGTTTAATTTGCCACTCTTAATAAGCTGAGCAAAGGGGTCTGCTCCATGCCATACTAAAGATGTCTCTTTGTAGGAAATGATTTTGGTAACAACCCTGCGAATCAATTCACCACTTTCAGTATACGTACCAAGTTTGGAATAGAACTCCCAGATATCCTCAAAGGAATGAGAAGGTTCCCATGCAAACTCTACAGTTACAGAGTTAGAATGTATTGACGGAGGGTCCATTTGAATACCACGAGCTATACGGGGATTTGAAAGACCATCTATCTTCATGATACCATTGATACCAGCAGGGATAATTATCCCGGTCTTTTCATCCTGATAAGCTTCTTGCCACTCTACAGACTTAACTGCTCCAATAGCATTAGCTACATCGGTCTCATGGTCAAGGTTAACTGATTGACCTACCAATAAGGGCATTGATTCCTTCAGTACTGCTTCTGGAAACTCAGTGGGGTTATACTTCCTTGCCACTATTGCGGCAGAAAGCATTCGGAACATTGGCTCTATAAAGTCACTGTCCTTTGGCTTTAACATTTCTGGAGTTACTTCTGGCATGAACTGGTTGACATTCAAAGTGCCTCCCCACATACCAAACCTTTCCAGTGACTTCTTAGGGTCTTCACTAAAGTTGACAGTACCCTTGTAGAAGTTTTCGGAGAGAGAGTGAGCATCAATAACTACTTCTGGTACATTAGATACCATTAAGCTATGAGCTGCACTTAATACCATTACATCGGTATTCTGATGAACATTTGGCATAATTTATCTTGGTTTACTGTCTTGGTCTTTTCTTTTGGGATTAGGGTTTGTTTTATCCCTGGTCCTACGGTCTGACTTGTCTTTGTCATCTTCCCGTTTCTTTTTCTTCTTACCAGTATCTGAATCTCCCGTACCATCTGAATCATCGGATTCCACTGGAGTTCTTGGTTCTGGTTGGTCTGGAGTATCATAACCCATATCCCGTGCAAACTGGTCCTGACTGATTATGCCCTGATTGTACAGAGTTACATTTACCCGAGCACGGTATTCACGAGCCTGTTGTAACTTAATATCATCTGAAACAGTTGAGGTTCCAAACTTGATAGTTATTCCCTTGTTGTTAAACCCTGCCAGGCGCAGTTCTAGAGAATAAAAGAACTCCAGTACAAAGATTACCAAGGTTTGGATATTCTTTAACTGGGATATCATCTTGGACAGCTGTATGCCAGCTCCACCCTCGGTACCACTCTGTGATGCAGATACTCCAATGATAGAACCATTTACTCCGAGGCCGTTTGCTACGGATTGTTGATTCATATTCCAGGGAAGGTTTATATTCTGCATAGAAGCCGAAGTTGACCTCAGTTCGAATTCATGGTCATCTATGTAACCAACCACTACTCCATCTGACATACCACCAACGATATTGGTCTTCATCTTCCTGAGAGTACTTTCCAAACGAGCAGCATAGGCTTTTTCACTTTCTCCAGCAGTACGAGGAGGTTTAGCCATCTTAGCTTCAAGGAAACCAACCATACCCATTACCTCCATGATGTGTTTAAAATTCTTTCGCATGGTATGCTGACCAGCGATAGAATCCAAAGCCGACATAAATGGAGGTACCCCGTATGGTTCATCAGTATCATTGTACATACCAACATAACAATAGGTCTCGGTATTCAATCGTATGAATGAATCTTTGAGACCATCTACCAAACGGGGATTCCTTTGGTATGGGTGATATACTCCATTGTTCTCTCTCTTAAACCTTATAGTTTCTGGTTTAATGAAGAGTATAGTTTCTAATCCTGTTAACTTCTTGTTTGGTACTCCTTCCACCGATATAGCACCACTAACAAGAAGCTGAACTATGAACTTGTTTACCAACCCATCTATTCCAGCTGTATACTTCGACCACCTCTTGGATACATTCCTTAAATGTTCCCTCATCTTGGTGGACTCCTCTGGAGTGTTGTTTGGGAAGTCGATAGTATGACCTGTATTCGACAACTTGAACATGTCCTGCAATGCAATGCTGACGTCCGGGTTTATCTTGTACAGGTCCCGAATGATAGGTATTAGTTCTGTTCTGAACGTTGGGGTAACTAAGTTCGTCATACCATTGAGAGTGGTAATGAGTTCAGAGTTCCCCACACCATCATCTGGTTGAGAAACTCTGCCCGGACTTATTGAACCCTTTCCCTCATCTTTGTTCTGAGATTCCACAGGCTTAGACCTGGTGAACCAACTGATAGGATTAAGTTTCATGTTATATTGAATGGTTTATGCTTACTGAGGAATTACTACAGTACCAGATGGACTGTGAGACCTGATATGATTTGTGATGGCTTTACCGAATATAGCATCATCGGAATAGGTTTCACCTTCCAAATCTAGGTCCATAGATGAGTTATTCATTCTATGCTTACCACGAGCAATTGGTCTTCCAGCCCCGTCATAGATGAAAGTATATGCTTCTTGTACAAAGAACGGGTCTTTTACAATTACATTCTCTTCCCGGATATCCTTCTCTAAGTTCTCGATGATTACAGAACGGTTCTTGGTTGTAGTTAACCATCCAGGGAATTTATCTTCCTCGGGTCTGTTCTTCCTCTTCTTACGTAAGAGCTTAGTATAGAAGTATAAATTAGGATATCCCTCATCCTGAAGTATGGTAGTTACCGTCATACCAACGTCGTTAGTCTCTGGGGCTAACTTAGCAAAGTTATACTTCTCTCCAATATCTCCAAGGAGTCGGGCATACTTGTTCAGGGGTATTCTCCCCTTATATACTGCAGCCTCTTCTCCTTCTTTATCCATACAGGTGAAAGCAGAGTAGTCAGTACCTCTACCAGTAGCACAGTCACCACCAATAAAGTATTCTTTGTTCGGGTCTGGTTCGTTGAACTCTTTATACTGACCTTTGAGACGAGTATTGATAACAGGGTAGTCGAATAAGCATTCCTCTATAGCTTTAATATCAGCTAAGTCAAATACTGTATTCCCAGATGATAGGAAGTCACCGTCTATCTCCTGAGCTGTTCTCTTGGGACCCAAAGCAGCAGACATCTCTTCATACCATTTCTCATCCCTATCAGGGTGCATCTGCCAATATAATCGTATGGGGTTAAACGGATTACCCCCAGATATAGCATCTACCCAAGTACTATGGAAGAAGTTCCCGACGCCGTAAGGCGTGTTATGAGACACGTAGTCTTCGTTGATGAGGTAAGATTCATCGTTTTCAACGCAAATGTCATAAATGGTATCGTAATACTTTCTAACTACTTTCAGCTTAGAAAGATAGATACTTGTACCACGTTTACCAGATACAATACGTTGAATATAAGACTTATTCAGTTTAACCTCAAACTTATTCTCAATCTCCTGAGATATCTTCTCCAACACTCCATAGTAGTAACCAAGTTCCTGATAACGGTATCTTATGTAAGCCACCACTCTTAAGTCGTAGTTGAATCCCCCTTTTAGTTTAGACCCAAGCTTCATTCCATAAGAATGTTTCGCAGCTTTTTGACCGTTCTCAGCTACTGTAACTATCTGGAGATTGGTTACATAATTGTCTGAAGGATTGTTGTTAATGTGGTCAACTACATACCCATCTGGAATTTCTCCTAAGAATACTTTAGCTACCAAATTGTGGACACATATCTTTTTCTTTTGACCATTATTCCACAGACTTATATTTAGATATTTTTCTCGGTTAGTACATGGTTTTGGTAATTTTTCTACCCTCGTTCCATTCTTTACAATGAAGATTCTTCCCCAGTTAGAGACTTCATAGTTTGGATAACCAGGTATGGGTTTGCATATCTCTTTCTTGGGTTTTACGGTTACTGGATTCTGCTCCAGACCACTTATACCAGTATGATAGAAGATAGCAGGTATATCTCGTTTAATTATTTCTGAAACTGGTAACCAACCTTCTAGAGTATACAGCTTATGTTTTGGAGTACACTTAATAACCTTACCTTGTTCATTGTGAACTTCCCAGGTTTTCAGTATACCCTTGTTTACAGAACCAAGTACTCTCTGCCACTTTCCGGTATGTGATAATACTCTCAACCCGAGATGAGATATATCCATCTTACCAAAGGTCTTAGGACATATAGAATCAACTCTGAAAGGTCCATCTTTACCTATTATCTGAGTGTCACCCGTGATACATGAGTTTACTATAGCCGCACCACCGGTCGATAGAGTAGGGAAAGCTGATGCCCAGATAGTTGAAGCCCATCTTACGATTGCTGCCTCATCAATCACCAACAACGACAAAGATTCAGAACGACCAGCTTGGTCAGAGGTTGGAATAGATTCTATTACAGAACCATTTGCAAACTCTATAGTTGATACAGAACCGAACTCCCCTGCACGACCGTTTATGATAGGCTCTTGCAGATAGGAAGGAAGATTCTTGTACATGAACTTAATCTTCTTTAGTACTTTCTTTGCTACGGTGTCCTTGATTGAGATAATGTTTATCTTCTTGTTAGGATGATACATTGCTAACCAAAGACAGTAGAGGGAGATTAGCTCAGTAATACCAGCCTGACGAAACTTTAGGATGATATTGAACCTGTTGAGCATGAATTGGTATAGCACTGCCTTCTGAAAAGGGTAGAGCAAAAACTTTACCATACCCAACACTGGGTTTATCACGTAGCAGAAAGTAGAAAAGAAGAAAGGGTCTTTCATCACCCGAACCAATGTCTTAAGTTGTTCGGGTGTAAGACTTGCATCTTCAACTAATGTCTTCTTTCTTGCCATGTCAGAAATTGTATGAAATTCTTAAGTACGGGTCGAGACCTAAATTATCCCGAAGTTTAGGATAATAGTTGATATTCAACCCGGCTTCATAATTAAATTTACTGGTATTGTATTTCAAGCCTAAATCCAAATCATGGAAGTTATGTACTGGTCGTATGGTATACTGAGCTACTGGATTAAATCTTTTTAAGAAAGATGTTTTCTTATGAGTTAATTTACCATCCAGGTAGTTATATTGATAACGAAAGTAATTAACTGAATACTCCTCAGTAATAAGCTTACAATCAGTATTGAATGTAGTGATAGATAGTTTATCCCTATTTGAAAGTATTTGCAATAATTTAGGAGCCATAGGATAATTGGTCAGGAATAATTCATTGTATTCAATTTTAGTTGAATCCTTTTGAACGATAGTAACTACTCTATCAACATATTCAATTCGTTCGATAGGAACAGAATCTATCTGATAGAGGAATACCATTTTGGGTAATTGAATCTTAGGGAATTCAACCTTTGGTACAAAGGGTTTATTAACCCAAATGGTATCAGGTTGCTCAGTAGAATTTTTAAGGTCATGCCTTAATTCAGAATTTCGGTTCCATAGCCAAAATATGGTTAAGGCCATAATTATAAAGGCTAAGGTTAGGATTACATTTTTCATCTTCTTTTATGTGTTTAGTTTTTCTTTCATATACCCCCCCTTAAACACGTGTATAGATAATAATATACTGTTTAAGGTATATTATTATCACGCGCATATACGAGGGGGAGTCATCGTAAAATAGAGGCCTTTTTAAGGCACCTTTTTAACCATAATCCGACCTCATATACAGAGCCCTTGGTTAAGGTATTCCTTCCCTTATTTAACCAATAAGTTGGATTAGCCTTATCAAAATAAATTCGGAAGGTTTTGGGAAAGCCCATAATCACCCGGTATTCTTCAAGGCCCATAATCCTTCCGTGGGGATTGAATTGCCTGGATGAAGGTCTTACGGTTAATGGGTAACTTCTTTTTCTATTGCGATATACTCCCGGTAGAGTCTTCATCTTCTGAGTTCTCATAGGCCACTTGTAGTCATTTTTGAACTCAGTTCTCCATAGCTTTCTTACTTGAGCTACTGTTAGAGTGGTTTTAGATTTATCAGCATAGTGATACATGGCTAACTTTTTATCATCAGCTTCCCGATAATTTAGGTCTCTCCTAACCTCTCTTTTCAATTGACACAGATTCTTGGGTTTTGTAACCTGAAAAGTATGGTCAAATATCTGTGGGTTGATTTTGGAGTTTTTTCTAACTCCTATCAACACCAGACGTTTCCTACTTTGTTGGGAATTACCAAATACCGTAACGGAGTGACAGTGCACTATAAGTTTATAATCGGGTAAATTATGTTCCCATTCCCAGATAGGGATAAAATCTAGAAGTTTTGGGAGGTTCTCAAGCATAAATATTGCTGGTTTGAACTTCTTAATACTAGAAAGATACAGATTAAGGGTAACATCTTCCCGGGGTTTGCCCAGGGATTTTTTCCTGGAATATGAGAATACTGAGCTATGCCCACATGATGGAGAGCCTAATATTAGGTCTATTTTGGAATTTTTTACCTCTTCCAGTGACCTTACAAACGGTATATCACCAAAATTAAGCTTCCATTGCTCTTCTTTTTTGGAATGGAATACTGCTCTGGGTTCTACATTAGCTATAAGATGTTCCTTAAACTCAAAAAGGAGCGCTCCTTGGGCTCCACAGATACCTAAGACATTCATTGAAAATAGAATTTTATAATATATACCGGAAGGTCTTGCAAAGACTACTTTAATATGCAAATTTAATATCAAAACTACATGAAAGTTGGTGATTTATTACTGGTAACAGGTCCTGCCTTCTTTGAAAAGACGGCAATTAAGGAGAGGAAAAAGGGGGTTTATACTCTCGAGAATGGTATTAAGACAGATAGAGATCTCAATCCTATCAATTCTAAGTATCAAATCGAGGTTTTTAACAAAGAAAAGTATAAAACTCTGGTAGCACAGAGAACTTTGAACCATGATTTGGAGAAATTGGCCGCTATCAACAAGAAAGGGATTAAAAATCCTGATATAATCCGGTATGCAGCTGCCAAAATCAGTCGTATTATCGAAAAAATAGAAGGAAAATGATACGTTTCTTATTACATTGGATTACAGTAAACGTTATTAGTTACTCTGCATATTGTGGAGGTATGACTTGGAAAGCTTTGAAAGGAGTAAACAAGGAATATGAAGGTAATGAATCTTGGTCCAAAGGTAAGAAAGAAACTATTCAAACACTCATAATTTGTATCACCATCATAATAATCATATCATGTCTGATATCTTAATGACTGCTAATCCTACTCCGGCTTGGTTGGGTTATACCCTTTTAGTGTTCTACACCCTCGGATTTATCTTCTGCCTATTTATCAGAAGTGTAATCGAAGAAACTCCTCTTAAAAAAGCCTCCAACCCAGTTAGATATGGAGTTTTATTCCTTATATGGGCAGTTAGTCCGGCAGTAATAACTGGATTATTTATACTAACCCTCAAAATTCTTTTCAAGAATGATACTCGAGTTAAACGACATTGAAATAATTTTAAGGAAAGCCAGTGATGAAGAGAAGCAATCCATTCCGGTTTGGGATGCTTATATAGAGAAAGTAATCATAGACGGGAATATTCCTTCCCTTTTACGGGATAAACTCACTGGTAAGATAAATAATCTTACTCAGGGATTCACCCAAAAGTTCAGTGGTCAATTAAAGGGTAATATTGAAAATGAGATATTGTCCTTAGAGGAATATGTATACCGTAAACATGATCTAACCTTTACTAAGCTAAGAGTAGTAAGAGAACATTATTCATTAAGAATAACTACAGCTAAAGGTCAAACATTCGATATTTGGGAACCTTAATAAAAATATCTATATGGCAGTAAAAGTTTATACTCCGGGTCAGTTCTATGCTGCTGGTGGAGTAGTAGAGGAAATGTTTTACCAAGAAGTTGGTAGAACAAAGAAGTACTTAAGGAAGAGAGTTGGTTTTGTACGTTCTTTTAAACAAGTAATCAGGAATCTAAAGGATGAAGCTTGGAGAAAGTTTCATTACATGAAAGCTAACGTTAGAGGGGTAGATTATACCTTGGTATATGACCCCGATAATAAGGAATACCCCTATCTTTTCGTAGAAACCAAGTTCTACTTCAAACAAAAGGCCAAGGTTAAAGAACCAGACCAAAAGTAGTAAATGTAATCACACAAAAGAGGTCAGATAAATACTGACCTCTTTTCCCTTTTATATTATTCCAAGCTGTAGTATTGATACATAAGTATTCCTGTAGATGAGATAATAACGGTGACTATGGCCCGAGTTTGGTCGTCGTTAACGAAACCTTCTCTAAAGGGTTGATTACCGTTTACAGAATAACTATAACTAAAGTAAAACTTTACCTCTGAATTATTAAATCTGAACCCCGTGGATATGCCCCTCTGTTCATATAGACCACCATAATCATGACTATCTATTATTATAATGCCATATATCTGTTCATTTTTAACTTGATTGTAGATAGTTATCAGTTCAACTGTAGATAGTACATTGGTCGTCCAACCTCCCCCATCATTGGTTGGTAAGGGTAATTTTGCGAATTTCATATCATCTTCGATTATAGGTACATTACCTTGGTGAAATAAAAGTAAACTCATATCGTATGGTTTATGGATTAAAAGTATATCACTATGATATACTTTTAATGATGTAATGTATACACAACAAAGCCCAGTAGAAACCTATAAACTACTGGACTTAATTTTTAATCTATGTTCCAATAAAAACCATCCAATGGGTAACATGTAACTATTTCCCTGTTACCATTTAGACTTTGACAATCAGAAGCTGACTATAAAGGTAAATAACTCCGGTATACAAATGCCAACAGACGACCAAGTACAGATAATAGACTACATTACCATATATGCCGACGGAGATTTAGATATCAAGTTATTAGATAGGCAATAATCCTAAGAGGGGCTCACTACCAAGGGTCCCTCTTATTGTGTGTATACCTTGATACCGAAACGATATCTTCAGGTCTATATCCCTTAAATTCATGAATACTATGTTAAAGGTTTTATTTCATATCCTTTTCTCCTTTATAGGATTCACACTTACATTGGGAATAATGGGTGGGGTCCTTTGCTCGTTGCAGAAACATTCTAGTAAATTATTACAAATAATAGGTGAGTTATTCATATTCGGAATAATTTGCATTCTGGTAGTCACTCTTACAATAGTTATAATTAAACCCTATGCCTAATCATGGAACAGAAAGAGAAGAATAGGATTATCCTGGAATGGATAACCAAAGCCAAGAAGATTTATATGAATACCATTATTAATTGTGGAATGTGCAAGTCATTCAAATTGGCTGTATTAAGGGATTCAGAATTAGAGAAGTCTTTGATTTGTATCTTACAGGATATGGGACATGAGTCAGAGATACTTGATGGTAAACTATTGTATAATCCTGAATGGCCTTTTATACTTATCCCTGAATTTAACTTTGAGTTTTTGGGTGGGGATAAAACTACTAAAGCTTATATGGAAGTTCAAAACCATAAGTTGACCCTTCGAGAAATATTTTGGTGGAGCAAGTGGGATAGTGAAGTAAGGATTAAGGCATTTGATAAACTGATAGGTATATATAAGGCTAAATCATAGGCCTTATAATTGGAGCCTTAAAAATATCCTGGGAAAATTTTATGAAGAGCCTTTAGATGGGTTCTTCATTTTGTGTAGGGAGAGGGGGATGTGATTATGTGGCATGTGCCTTTCAGGAAGAGCTTAATGCGAGGTTCTCAAAAACATCTAGCAGTAAAACGGGACCACGGTGTCCCTATCGCAAAATTAAATTTTATTAAAAATAGGGGACAAATTTGTCCCCTATTCGATTTTATTTACTTGCTTTCTTTTTCATTCATTGCAAGTAAGAAATTTTTGATTGTGTCCCTTTTTTCTGTATTTGCATTTGCATCGACGATGCAATTTGCATTTATATATACTTGCTTTACATATTCTTGCCATGCTTTTTTTAGTGCTTTCCTTTTTTCTATATTTTTATTGCTTGCAATAAATTCTGCTATGAACGCATCTAATTTTTTACGCAACTTCATTCGCAGATTCTTTTTTTCTTTGTCGGTTTTGCATTCTGCAAAGATTTCTTTTTTGTAGATGCTTTTTCTTTCGTTGGTCGAAAAAATTTCGTTGCCGATTGCTAAAATTTCATTTGCTTTCATAGTAGTAAAATTTTTAATTGGTTTAACTTTTATTAGTTCTTTTCTGTATTACAAATATACAACAAATATTTTCAATTACAAAATTTTAGACATAAATTTTGATTATATTTTTCTATAATAGAACGGATTAGAATAAATATTGCCTATTAGGGAATTAGGGTGTTATGGTAGGTGGGTTTAATGGTAGGTTGAGTATAAGGTTATTGTTGGTAGGAGGGTTTGTTGGTATAAGGTCTGATTGAAATATGGCCTTAGCTGGTGCCAGTGGGTACCTTAATTCCCTTGCTAAGGCCTTTAATATTCCTTTTCATTTTCGGCCTTAGTCCTCAGGAATCTAGAACTATATAATTTTATAACTAAGTAAACTTATATTCCGTAAGTACTAAGTTTCTATGATATGCCCCTACTTGCAAATGGGAACACTTTATTTTGCATTGCACTTTAGGAAAATTTTGAATACAGGGTTGGGATTGGTGCCAAGAGGTGCCTGCATGGCCTATAATATAAAAGGCCTATAAGCCAAGCTACTAAAAGCGATATAAGGCCTTAACCCTATACATATCTAAAAGGCCCCTATAAGGTAGGCCTAAGTTTAGGTTTAACCTGGGTTTTATTCCAGGTAGGATATATTTAGGAGAATAAGCCCGTCGGCGATATTTGATGAGGTTATTCGGATAGAGCCCAGGTCTGAGTTAAGTTCGAAGTTGAGTTTTTCGATTATGGGAGTTTCGAAGTCCCGGTCGGATTCCTGGTAGGAGGTATCCAGGATAAGGGAGGTGATTTCGGCACCGTGGGCAGAATCGAGAGTCCAATTGTGAGAGTGATAGAAGGAGAGTTCCTCGGGTTGAGGGAGAAGGTCGGTGAGGGTTTGAGCAATTTGGGAGATTGCAGGGAGTGCAGAGTTGAGCATGGAGAAGGTTGCAAGTTGGTTTTGCAGTTGGTTCTCAATTTGATTTTTAATTTGATTTGTTTTCATAATTGTAAGAATTAAATATTAGTTATTTCTTTTCTGCATTACAAATATAATCATAATATTTAATATACACAAATTAAATATTAGGGCCTTCAAGTGGGCCTAAAGTTTATGGCCACTATAAGGCACCAGAGGGTACCCAGGTTGAATCCATAAAGGCCTTATAAGCTCATAAATAAAAAAGGCCTGGGTTGGCAGGCCTAACAGAAAAGAGAAATGAAAGCAAATAGGCGAGCCAACCCCCACCTATGCCAATGTCTCCATATAGGTTATATACATTCCCAAATCACTATCCGCAAAGGTTAATGCAATCCCAGCCCGGTTCGAAGTTACCATGGTAATCCCGTTACCTGCCTCGTAAGCCTTATCCTTAATTAACCCCTTAACCGATGCAATTAAATCAAATCTTTTCATAACCTTAAAATTAGTTAATTATTATTATACTGTATTACAAATATAATATAATTATACTATATATGCAAATTAAATATGAAGGCCTTTGAAGGTTAGATTTTATCGACCTCCAAACCTTCCGGACCCATATTCAGGATATAACCTGCCTGAATCAAATTATTAACTACCGAGGGTACACATTTCTTAATATGCAACCTGAATTCCGATTGACCCATATATCCCACGAAGTTATCCTTAGGAGTATTGATGGCCAATTCAGTCGAATGGTGTTTGGAAATGATTTCCAGGGCAGTGGTAAAGTCTTTAGAATTAAGCATGGCCTTAAATGTTTTGGGGTTTATTATTTTTCTTTCTTTATGCAAATATAGATATAATATATTATATATGCAAATAAATATACCGGGCCTTATGAAGGCCCAAGGCCATAATCCCAAAGGCCACTAAAAGCCAATCCTTATATAATATGAAGGCTATATTAAGGTACCTTAACATACCATAAAAGGCCTTAAAAGGTACCCTAAATGTGCCTTAACTAAGCCTTAACTTGAGAAATCAAATCTCCAATACTCTATTCCTGGCATATCGATTTTAGACACCTGTTCCAAAATCCCCTAAAAGACTCGCATATATATATATAATATAGATTGTATTCTTTAGGGATTAGGATTAAGGCCCTTAAAGGCACCTAAGTGTACCAATGAAGCTATTCATTTATTCTCATGTATAGACCAGTAGAGAGGCCATAAGTCTCTTTATCGAAAAGGCCTTAGCTATTGGCCTTAACCTTGCCTTAAGAGACTTATGATTATATAATATAGACTTGATTAAGGTAAGGGTTTGGGTACCTTAAAGGCACACTTTTGGGCTCTCTTTGGGTCTTAGGGCCCTAAGTCTGGTTAGCTAATACGTATAGTAACAAAGATAGCTCCAGAGCTCTTAGGGTACACAGTTGAGAGGGCCCATCACCTACCTTAAATTTTTTTCCTCACCCCGATTTTATGGCCCTTGGACTTCTTCGATATCTGAACCTTATCATCGACTGCCTGTTAACTTTTGCCCTAACCTAACACATAAATAAAAGGCCTCTAAGATATAAGCCAATCCTAAAAGCCTTATATGATTGATGATTATAAGTATATGTATTTATATACGCCTTATATATATAGGATGATGTTATGGATATTTGATTTCTTTTGTGTTTTGGGGTAGAGGGTATTAGAATCCTGGCTTTAGGTTGAGATGCCTTAATACTTCCCTTAGTTCGGAATCTGTATAAGCCTTTGCCTTTTGGATTGGGATGTTGTTATGGTTTGAGGCTATGATGATGGCCTTTTCTTTTGATACCTTAATTGATTTTCTTTGTTTCATAGGTTATTATTTGGTTGTGGGCATATCTTCTTTTTCTACCCAGATTTTATCTATGGTTGTTCTATGGAACCTGCCTTCGGTATTTAGGATTATGGCCATTTGATAACCTGAACCACAGTGCCAATGTTGGATATATCCCTTGTATACAACATCAGTGTAAAGCCCAGTATCTTCATCCCTTTCTTGACTGGTGTAATGTACTAAAATGTCTTTCATAGCTTTATATTTATTAGATTATGTTATAGGTGAATGGCATCTTCTGCTCAATAATGAGCTATGGTCTCTTGTATATTTTGAGGTTTTTCTTCGGTTGGGATTGGAATGAATCTCTTTCCTTCACAGAAGGTATAACATCCTCCTCCCTCTTCCCGAGGTACCTGGCATTCTGTACAGATATGAATTGTGGATTTCATGATTAGTATTTTATTTGGATGATTACCCAAGAGACTATCAGTATTACAGCTACCAGGATTATCCATTCCAGTAATGCTTGCAGTAATAACTTAAGTGTTTTCATATCCAGTTATCTTTGAGTTACTAGATTGGGTAGTAGCAGCGGATAGAGATGATACCTCCGTGATTGCGGATTACCCATGTTTGTTCGTATTCGAAATAATCCAGAGACTCGTAAATATCGAATACTGATTTCAGTTCTGTATTTGTACCACCAAATATTTCCGTACCCGGAGCCGGTGTGAAGGTGAAAGTATGATGACCACCATACTGATTGTTTCTGGTCTCTATCTTAGTGAGGAGCATACCATATCTCCGGAGAAATTCCCTGAATGTGCATTGGAAATACATTTCGGGGTCTGTCATGCCTTGTCTTTTGCACCATCCGTGAACTTTCTTCAGGAGGTATAAGTAATTGTCTGGTTGTTTTTTCATGGCCTTAATTTATTTAATTAATTATTATCTTATTTCCTATATACAAATATAGCAAATATTTTGTAATTATGCAAATAAATATTGAAGGCCTTTACCAGCGTTCGTCTTCGATAGTGATGCGAATGTGGACATTTTGTTGAGGATGCTCCTTTAACCATCTCTCAATCTCTCCAGCCCTTTCGAGACTGTCTATATAATCTGGAGCTAAAGCCTTAACTGTTTCATAAGGTAAGCTCCCATCGGGATTTATCCAGGGTTTAGCAGGTGGCTCTTTTACCTGGTTTTTATTCTCGATTACTGCCATAATAACTACAATCAGAACAATGGCAATAGCTAACCACATGAATATGATTAGAGTACTGCCTTCTGAGTTTTTGTCTTGAGTTTTCATGAGACTTTATCTTTTAGTTGAACATTGTGAGCTGACATGAGTTCAGCTTTTGACATGAACTCTTTCATGTGACTCTCTTTAATGAGAGTGAGTACCTTCTCTCCTGTCTTGGTGTTGACCATCATGGTAGGGAGTACCTTAGACATTTTAGGTAATCCATCTTTACCGGGTTCCAAGTCCTTAATTAACTTTATCTCCGTTTCTGGGTCTAACTCCAGTATGTACGGAATCAATTCAAACATTTTCATAGCTTTGACTTTATGATATCCCTGATACCTATTAGTTTTAACTTTTGTTCAGGAGTTAAACCTGGGTCCTTCATTGCTTTGTTGACTTCAATATATAACTCCTGCATCTTTATCCTGTAGAGAGGTCCTTTGATATGTTTACATACCCAGTTGTATTCTCTACATATTTTGTTGATTGAACTCATGCTCTGATGGTTATTACTAATCCCAGGTTGCAGCTCCCTACCAGTACTTCATCATCCCCAGTGGAGAGAATCTCCTTTATTTGAGTCATTGCTCCTCGGAAACTCATTTTGACTGCTCCCTCCATTTCATTGAACTTGACCAGGAGTGTATGCTTATATGACTGAGGAATCCGGTCCTGGTCATATTTAATCTCTACTTTATAATCGTAGAGTTCCAACCCCAGTCGGGAATCTAACTCTTCTACCATTCCAAGGTAAGTGTCTTGGATTGCTTCCTTGATGCAATCAACCTCTTCCTCATAAATCTTCCCTAACTTGTAGGACTCCTTGAGACCAGTAAGCATAACCTTTTTATAATCTTTCATAATATTAGGGTTTTATCCTTTTCTTATTACAAATATAATGAATTAAATTTATATTTGCAAATAAAAATCATAGGTCCGAGAATGGTATACCATAGTTTTCGAAGGCATCTTTAGCCTCCTGAGGTAAATATCCATGTTGTTTGGATGCAAGGTATACTATACCGTTGCAATCGATTACTACCCCGGTGATAGTATGTTCAAAAGGCCATATAGGCTGAACTGCGACCATTACTGGTGCCTGAGGGTCCATTTCTGATAAAGTTCCTATCAGGTCTTCGACGGTGTAAGTACTGTTATATCTTATGTGATTAAAGTTTTAGTATATCGTTAGGTCGATAGTTCTTTTTATTATTGTTTCCCGGGTATCTTTTACCCGGTCAATTAAGTATGCCTTAGCAATACTCTCATCGGTTTCGTCTACCCATTTGGCTATATCAACCTTTCGAGTGAGTTCCACTTCCATGTCATGAGCTACATGGATAGTTTTGTATTTATGGTGATTCTTTAAGTAGAACCAGATAATCAGTTTATATCTTTTCTGTGCCATATTTTTGATGGTTAGAAGGTGAAATCAATGTAAACTTCCTTGTTACCTTTACGGAGTACTTCATGATTGGTATCTGCCCATTTATAGGTACTGTAGGCTTTTGCTTCAGGTATGTATTCTCCTCGGACCCATACCTGAGATTCCCGGGGCTCTTCGATTGAACTAAGGGTAAAGTATTCTCCCCTTTTCAGGTCCTTAATTGTTTTCTTTTCCATACCTTAATTATTTTAGGGTTTATTATTTCTTTTTCTTTATACAAATATAAGAATAATATTTTTAATATGCAAATAAAACTTCTCGGCATTGGGATGTAGAAAGAGATTCTAGAAACTTTAGTTCCCCTTTGGGTCTAGTTTTATTAGTAACACAAAAAAGACCTCTAGAAAAGAGGTCTTAATGGTCCTTTATTTATTAGGCCTTAGCTGGTATGAGAACCGGTTTGTAATAGATATCTCCTTCTGGTATGAGAGGATGTTTGAACAGCTCATATTCCAAGGCTGAATTATCAGGAAACTCTACGAGGATACATATACCGGAATATACTTTCCACCCGGGTCTGTCTTTGATATCATCACTGAATAGGCTTATAATATCTATCCGTACTTTGTTCTCCACTGGTTTTGTACCGAACAATTTATTAGTAAAGTTAAGTACTATACCTTTGATAGTGGGGTAATACTTCGGGTCGTACGTTTGGTACATTGAGTGGCAGTAAAGTCTGCTTGCCCGAATTAAAAGGTCTATTTTCTTATTAATGTGCATAGTTATAAAAAGGTTAACGTTACATGATTTTGTCGAATACAAAGTAATTAGTAGCTTCGTTCATAGGAAGATAATGAGTCTTCTCCATAAAGTCTGGTCCGGCTATAGTTATAGCCCTCACGTTGTTTGCTTCATCATCCTCTACATTGAGAATCATACCGATATTTGTATGAGTATCTGCATGGGCTACTCCTAATAGCATTCCGGGACAAATATCATCCATGACTTGCATATCGATATATTGTCCATCTTCTGATATGGTATCTACATATTTACCATTCTCTACATACTGGAATAGATTGCACCAACCTGTGATAGTATGTATCTTTATTTTAGTTGCACAGGCTGACGCGGATAGAGTTACTTTGCTATTAGTGCATAACCAACCCTGACGATTTACTTTTTCATCAGTGAAGACAATATCTTCCTGATAAGGAGGATAAGGTAACCCGAATACTTTAATCTTCTTACCCTCATTGATAAGTTGATTGATTTTGGCTACCACTTTGGTCGCAGTTAAAACTTCTTTCATAGTAGGTGTCTGTGTTATAGATTGAACTGAATTTCTGCTTTATATCCTGGCTCTAAACTCCCTGCCGTAAAGGGTATACCCAAATAATGAGGATATGGATTATGCCAGATGTTGTGGTTAGATAGTTGTTCAGAAGCTTCCTTGATATTATCTTCTCCCGAGATATAGAATCTTATCTCTTTCTCATTGGCCGAAACTACTTTGAGAAACCCTTGTACAGTTATATTAACTGTAACCTCCCGAGCTTTAATTATTAAGTCCATAACCTTTTAATTTTTATTTATACAAATATAAGAAATTAAATCTAATTTTGCAAATAAAAATCAATGGTTATCTTCGAGTTCTGGGTCTATTTCTTCGTAGTCTATCCCCTCTTCTATTTCTCGTCGGATTTGATGATGGTCTTCTTCAAAGACTTTTAAGGCACCCTGGTAGTCTCCTGTTACGCTATCCAATTCGGCCTTCTTGAGAGTTAAGCCCTCTTTATCTCCTCTATTACCCTCTTGTTTTGTTGCAACAACAACTGGTAATTCTTTAAAGTCATACTGATTTTCTACATATTCTATCTCTTTTATACCACCCTTGTCAGCAAGCTCTTTTTGAATCATAGACATGGCTATATCACGGGTTAGTACTGGTTCAGACTCACCCGTATTGTTGAATTGATTGTTCTGTTGGTTGAAGATATTTACAGTACCGCCACCAGACACTGCCCGTACTAAACTCTGAAGAGAGGTTGTGGACTGTTGCTTTAATCCAATGGCTTTATTGACTTCTGCAGTTATAAATGGAGCATATCTTCCCCCCTGAGAATCCCTGAGTATTTGTAGCTGTTGACTTATTTCCATACGGTCTTCCAGTGCCCAGCCTATGCAAGCTCCCATGAGAGAATCAGCAATCTCATCCATCTTGTTACGGTCAAATAAGCCGTTGTCTAGAAACGTTTGTTTCATTTGCATCTGAATAATTGATGGCTCACATTTCAAGAAGTCTGCGAGTTCATTTACTGAATAAACCCTTGACCATAATTTCCCATTGTTAACTATCCAAGTATGGATAACGAACTTGGTCAGATTCTTAAGAGCTTCATCATCTCCATCATTAGCCTGTAAGGCTAATTGGGTTATACCTAACCCCCTTGGGAATCGTGGAACTATCTTCTGTTCTTTCATGATGTTTGATTTTGGTATCTAATAGTTAATCCTGATAAAATATATAAAAAGGCCCTGTTGTGGCAAGGGCCTTTTGAACTAACTCTTTGATAGTCAGGTTGCTGGATCACCTGAATAGGCTTACCTTCAATTTTGATGAGCTTATTGACAGTTGAAATTCATTTACTTGATTTTCGAACTTAAGCTGGTTACTCAGTGTCAAAAGCCCTGAATATAGCTGGTCTACATGTTTGGGGTAAATTACCTCTATAGTAACTGAATTTAATCTATACTCATAGCTCAGATTTACCTCTTCTTCTCCGGCTGCCTTGTATGATGTCAGAATATTATCCGTTATCATAACAGCCAAGGTTAAAAATGTCCTCATAAAATCTTAGTAACTTTAGAGTCTTGTATTATTAGGATTTACTTCTTTCCCTTTGCTTTAGTAGCCTTTACCTTGCCCTCCTTGGCCAAATTTTGGGCAACTCCGTAGGCAACTACGGCCTCCAATATTGGCCTCATTCTCTTTTCTTTCTCCTTGGCTTCTTTTTGCCTTTCTTCTTCCTCTGCCATAAGTTTAGCTTCTCTTTCCTGGGCCTTTTTACGCCTCTCTTCTATTTTCTCATGAATATTAGGGAATAGGTTTGCCCTGAGAGGTATTACATGAAGGGCAAAGAATGCTGAGAATAATCCATCGGATAAAGGCTCACCTATCTTCTTCTTGGAAATTTGCCAAAACTTATCCTGCTGTTCTTTGATGGCATGCAGGAATTTTTCATAGGTGAACTGCACCTGCATTTTTTTACATGCAGTAATCATGGCCTCAATTCGGTCCTTAAATTCCTGGCCGAATGCCTCCATAAATTTTTCCCGGTTGAAGTTGTAATTGGGTTTATCCAATTTGAACTGTTTTACATACTCTGCAGTTTTCATAGTGTCTCGTTGTTTATAAGTTATTGATTTATTAAGTGTTTTAATGCTGATTCTCTAGTTACCACTTGGAAAAGGTAGCCTATATACCTATCTTCCCAATAAGATAACCAAACTGGGTTAGGAAACCTAAACTTATTCCTTTCCTTTATCGGAATATTTCGAGGCATTCCCGAAATATATAATAAGTGAGGCCCATTAGTATTCTCGATAAATACCGGATGTAACATATTTTCGTCTACCTTAAAATACCCCTTTATGACATAATCTGGGATATACTGATTTGACCTTATTCCGCAATCGAATGCCAAATCCTCTACCTGATATAATTCAGGATTAATAGGGTATTCTTCTTGGGATTGCACCCTTTCCTGGGATTGAAGGTAATAGGTAATTCGGGATTTATCAAGCGTTACGCTTTTTACTCTTTCGGGAAACATGGTTCTTATCTTTTAAGGGTACATAGTCCTCGATGTCATCCAATCTGTCTGTCACTAAAGCATATACGAATAACTTGGCAGGACGGAAGAAGAATCTCCTTATGTTCTTCTCCGAGATATAGTAATCGTATATTTTGAAGAATTTCTTCTGATACTTATGCTTAAGACTCCGTTGCGTTAGGTATGACTTAAGAACTTCTCTGTGTAATTCAAGCAATTCCTTATCTACTTTCTGAATTGCTTTCTCGGGTAAGCCAACAACCATAATCTTTCATATCGTTAAAAGGTGATTATACTAAGGGGCCAGAGCCGTAGCCCTGTGCCCCTCTCCTACTATGAAAGATTAGATTGCAACGGATTCCTTGACGAATTGGTTCTTGTACTCCAGGTATTCCTTCTTGGCCTTCTTGTACTCCTTCGAATCCTGGTTCTCGATTCGGAGCATGGCCAGCTCCAGCTGATGAATCTTGTTTCGGACCTGCTGCCGGAACTTCTTCCTGGAAAGGGTGTCTTCGCAGTCGGCGGGATAGATGTATTTGACCTCCCGTTTCGTTACTACCTCCTCGACGAGGTTGGCTTCGACTTTCTCCTGGGTCTTTGAGATGAGCTTGTCCTTCTTGGACTTTTTCTTTTTCTTTTCTTCGGCCACCGGTGCTGTAGCTTCTTCCTTTTTCTTGCCCTTTTTCAGAGCCTCCTTGGATTTCTCCACCTTTTCAGCCTTCTCCTCGATGAGGTTGTTGATGCCTTCGACCAAATCGGTCTTTTCCAGTTTCTGAGCCTTGTTGTTCTTGTTCTTTTTCATGGCTTACAATGTTAAAGGTTTGACATTAAATTAAAATTGTTATTATCTTTATTTCCTAATGCAAATATAGGGGAACTTTTCTATATTTGCAAATATTTTTATCATTTTCTTTGAGGTTGTGTTCTTGGCTTCTGGTGTGTTAACCTCTTATAGTTTTTCTCCTTTATTGTTTATGCAAATATAGATATAAAAATCAACCTCTGCAAATTATTTCACTAATTCTTTAGAGGTTCGTTTATGGTACAGGTAATCTCAAGGTATTCTAAGCATTGAGCCTGTTTTCTATACATGTTAACATAGACATTTTGTCTGAATCCGTCATCTTGAATCTCTACGGATTTAACCCGAGATTCAGGGCCCATAAGCTCATTATAGGTTTCAGCTACGGTTGATGGCTTCATTTCTCGGATAATTTTTTGAGAACCTTCTTGAATTTAGCCATGTAATAACAGTCTTTGGTAGGGCATTTACCGTCAGGTGTAATGTTTTCATTGGCACCACACTTGGTCATGCCCGTTGCTTTGTAAGGACAACACTTACGATGTGCTGCACATGCAGCCTTAAATTCTACTGTACTCATCTCTGTATTTCTATTACACCACCTTTAGGATTAACTACCAATAATATCTTGGTGCCATCGGCCTTGGTTAAATAATATCCATAGGCCCTTATTTCATTGTGAAGACCTTTGAACAATATATCGTAGTCTACATGCTGGGTTTTTAACAGCTTTATATCAGCTGCCTTTGCTTTGTTTACACACCCTATAATAAACCCGGCTATAATGAAAAGGATAGCAACTGCTATCATTACTTTTACCATTATGACTATGGCTCTCACTGGATTATTCATAATATTCTTTTACTTTGGTTAAACGGCATTTGAATTTGAACGGCATTACATAGTCTCCCCACCACCCCGATAGAGGTAAAATACACCCGATAATGGCATAGTAGTAGAAAGTTTTTGCAACAAATTGCTGTTTCTCATCGTCCCAAAAAGTATCTACTCTAGCATCTTCATCTGTTGCAGGGTCTACATATACCCAGTGATATGACAACCTGATAAATAACCATTGTAGTATCAGGATGTTTATCCATCCAAGGATAGTCATACCCAATACTTTCTTCCATACCCAGCTGTTTGTTTGCTTTACTTTTTTTCCCATAATCCGTATGTTGGTTGAATGTTTTTAAGTCGATGATATATGTCCAGAGTTTTCCATATTGACTCTGCTTGTTTTATTACTACATCCTTTGCCTCCCGATGAGTACTAAAGGTATTCCATAATTCCGGAGTGTAGTTGAGACATTCCATACATTCAGGTTCTCCCTGCACATGTTTTACCCTTATGTAGAAATAAACCTCTCGGTCTATTATGTGACCAATACGTTCCCCCTCGAATAGAATCTGAGCTTTTGGTTTGAAGTCGAATACATTTTTACTTCTGGTACCGTGAACGTATTTGTTTACTTTGAATCTTACTATCCCTGCCATATCAATCCATGTTTCTTTCAAAGTATTCGTAGAAGTCCGCATCCTCAGTTAACTGGTCCAGTAATTCCTCTACATCCATATCCAAGTATACTGATGCCCCTGATACTTGTAAAGTTATCCCAGAACCATAACTGCCAGAAGACCCATGAAGTTTTAACTCCTTGGGCCTTTCTCCGGTATATTTATCTCGATAATGAATAATACCTTTAGAGTAATCATAACTCTTTACCTCGGATAAATGCCTGGATTCATCCCAGTTTTTCCAGTGAGGAGTTGCATCAGGAGTGGGTGGAACTGTTTTACCATCCCACAGTATGCAGACTACGCAGAAGGCTGATACTCCTATTACCATCCTCTTTGCAGCTTCCCAAAGGGTCTTGGCCTCATCTGGTTCTCCGTCTGGTGTGTAATATCTTTTCATAGTTTCAAATTGAATATCCAACAAATAAAACTGAATATTAACAATATTATTGAAGCCGTACCATACAATATAAATAGGGGTTTAGCGGCTTCCCACATAGGGTCTCTCTCTTTCATAATCTTTTTCCGGCATACTTATTCCGGATTCTTTTTTCAAATGATTTACCTACTGATTCTCCATTTTGGATATCCTCTTTGAACATCCTGAAGTCGAACTCTGATACCGAGTTGTATTGGTATACCTTTTCTCCTTTGAAGGTAATGGTGATATCTCGGGTTTCATCATCCATCACTACCTTCATAATTCTGGATGACCCCGTAATTTCAAATGTCTTTTTCATCATTACTGTCTTTTAAGCTCAAAAGTGTTAAGTCCCATAGCTACCACATTATTTTCTTTCCTGAGTGCTTGACAGGTAAAGAAAATATCCCAGAGAGTGAAGACAGAATCAGAACTCATTTCCATCAAGTCCTCTTCCATCATATAGAGTGTACTCATTATGGTATTAAACCACCTGTTATTTAACCCCTTTACCAGCATGGTTTCAATATCTTCATACCTATTGTTAAAGGTATCTCCCTGAACCCTTTGAAAGGCAGCTATATATTCCCTGGCCATGGATTCCACCGCTTCTAGAGAAGTCCCATAGCAGGGGAATATAATTTTCCATTTATCTAAGCTCTTATCCTCTAAAAGGGATTCCAGCGCCTGAATATGCACATCCATAATCTGATTCCATATTTCCTGGGCAGATAATCGCCTTTGCAATTTCAGTTTGATACAACCTCGGTTTATTTTCATTTTAATCCTCGTTATAGATATACAGAATCTGATGGTTCCTATCTAACTCCTTTTCCAAATACTCCCAATGAGTATTGTGGTCTATATGGATATTGACCCTATAATCATCCATTTCTTTGGGTAATAAATCCAGATAATCTTTCAGTTCCTTTACAGTAGTGAATTTTGGTTGTCCCATACTTATTTTATTTCGTTATGCAAATATAATAATTATTATTATAATATGCAAATCAATTTCAGTGGTGTTGTATAGGTTAGTTCAACAAAGAACCCCGAATCTATATTAGGTTCGGGGTAAAAGGTTTCATAAACGATTGCCTATCGGGTTAATCCTCCTCTTTCTTTGTCTTCTTTTTCTTCTTTTTCTTCTTGTCCTTGCCTTCTTTCGAAGGTTTGTCGGCCTTCTTTTCCTTGGCCGACTCTTCTTTCTTGGGAGCAGCCGCCGGAGCACCTGATGCCAACTCTGCAGCATACTTCTTGCCCTCGGCCTCGGCCTTCTCTTTGGACATGGTCTTCAGAAGAGTACGCATCTTCTGACGGTACTTTTTCTTCTGGTCAGAGGTCATCTCCTTGCCATCTACCATTGGGTAGTCGTAGGCATTGGGAGTGCTGGTGACCTTTTCCTTCTTGGGATGAGCCTCGGGCTTCTGGTTTTTCTTTGCCTTCTCTATGGCCTTCTCTTCCGTAGCTGCCCGAGCCTTTTTGTTCCCGAGATTGATGATGTCTATCCAAGCCTGGATTTTCTTTCCATGCTTCTTATGGCCTGTCCAATCTTTCTTGGGGTCGAGGTCATTCTCTTCCATGTAGGCCAGCATTTCCTTCTGAGCCCTGCGTGCTTTCTTTGCGGCCAGGTCTTTCTTGCTGATGTCTTTTGCCATTGTTGTTGAGTTGATTAAATAAAAACTGGTTTGAATTACCTTTGCATGTTTATAGTTTGGTTAGGGAGTTTTTGGTCTGTACTTCCTTTATCTCTGAGATGATTATTTCCATCCCCTGAAGATTTGCCATCAACTTAAGATGGGCAACTGCATCCTCCTGAGAGATATTCGTGTATACAATTCTGTACCTTTCACCAGAGTCTTTGTTTTCAAAAGTTATGGTTAAGATGTTCCCATTGGCCAAATCTTCTATGCGCTTTGCCAAAGATTTTACCTTACCTATTTTTAGGGTTTTATCCTTGATTAAAGCTTGCCTTTTACCGGGAGACAGTCCAGGCATGGATAACCTTGTATCTATATCCTGAACCATTTTGGTTAGCTCTTTAATCCGATATATCAACCCTTTGACTGAGGAGTTAAATTGTCCCATTGAGGTCTTTGAATAGTGGTGTCATTTCCTATTTTCTGAGCATATTTATCAATCAATTCTTCCGTTCTAGAGATAATATACTCTGTCATCATTCTATTTTCTTCAGAGATATCTTTTTCTTCCTCTAGCAACAGCTGATATGATTGCAGCTGGTTACATAATGCCAGGTATATAATGCTGTCATCGTCTTGCATGGCCTTATACAAAAATGGGGAGAACCCCCGGTCGTATTCCGGATGGGCCTCCCCTGCATGACTCAAGTAATGATATCCGAAATGGTTAGGCAGCGTCGGGCCTATTCCTCATCATCTTCGTCCCCGTCGTCATCCTCGGCATCGGCTGCCTTCCCTTTCTTACCCATGCCGGGCATCTTCGGGACCAGGGTGCCGTGCTCTTTCTTGGATTTAACCGATACCCCCGGAATGGTGGCATTCGAGACGGCAATCACTTTGCCATCCTTGTCGGTTACGACCGAGGTGATGAGGACTCCGTACTTCCGGACGTTCATAGCGAAGGTCTTTGCAACGTTGCCACCGCCCAGGTCGATGATGTCGCACTGTTTGCTGTTCGGTCGCTGACCCGGTGCCCGGTTCTTGAGTCGCTCCTTCATGGCCTCTCGTTTGGCCTTCTTCCCTTCTGCGGTCAGTTCTTTCTTACCGCCTTTTTTCGTTTCTGCTTTTGCTGCAGCATTTGCCTCAGCTGCTTTGTCTTTCTTCTTGGTTGCCATATCTTTTATTGATTAAGGTTTTTGATTAAAAAGAGGGCTGACCTGAATGAATGAACTTGATGCCATCTTTACCAGGTATTATCTTCAGCTAATTAAGAGTATAGCAGCCCTCAGGAATTGTTATAGTCGGAAGGACCCTTACTTTTTCTTTTTCTTGGTGTCCTTCTTGGAAGCGGCCTTTGCCTTAGGCAGAGTGATGCCCAGTTCCTTGGCCACTGCCTTGCGGAGTTTCTCCACGTCCTCCTCGTCGAATTCGTCGGGGTCAGTTTCGAGTTCTTTGTCGTCGCAGAGGTCCTCTAGAGCTTCGAAGTCCATGCCGGCCAGGTCCTCCGGTGTCACTTCGTCATCCTCATCTTCATCCTCCTCGCCGTCTTCAGACTCATCGTCTTCGTCTTCCTCATCGGAATCTTCGTCGTCTTCGTCGGAGTCTTCATCCTCCTCGCCGTCTTCGTCTTCGTCATCTGAGTCCTCAGATTCCCCGCCGAAAATTTCCTCAGCATCTTCTGCCGAAATGGGAGTCAGGAGTGCATAGGAGCCGTCATCGTATTTGATGAGAATTACCCCGTTAGAAAGAACCTTACGTTCTACCTCTTTTGCTGCAGCTTTTTTCTTTGCCATAATTGAATTGATTAAAGGTGTTTGAAAAATGTTTGATTGATTATAGTTTCGTGATAAACTTTTGAGTGTATATCTCTCTATTTTCTTGGACTGCCATAGCTTTCAAGAATACGTTTTTATCCCTGATAGCTTCTACTTTCTGAGTGAATTCATTCTGATTTTTTACCTCAAACGGTTCACCTTCCTGAGTGTAGGTATCATCTACCGCATTATCATTTTCGGTATAATACCTTTTAACCCCCACTATGAGTTTTACTCCATCCCATGGGTTTTCGGGTTCCCTTTTATTTACTACTGTCATTTTGCATAACCGTTTTTATATGCTGTATAATAGATTCTCGTATATCCTTCTTGTCCTATCCCTGAAAATACTTCGCTTATAAATCTGTAGCCTTTTTTATTTGCTCTACAGTCATGAGCAAAGTGTTCAGGGTAGATATAGTGTTCTCCGCATACCTTTTGATTAGTTATTATATAGGCATACCATCCAGTTTTGGTTTTCATCCTGAACTGAGATATTGGTACAAATCCCTGGGTTAATAGTTCTTTGAGAATAAACTTCTGTTCAAGTCTTCTTCTCACCATTGGCATTCCACCCAACCTTCTTAATACTGCCTCTTGATATTCTGACCAATGTCTTTTAGTCCATCTTATGGAACTAATAGCAGAACGTTTGGTTATAGCCTTATATGCTAAGGCAACTTTCAATTGGTCCCAGGTTAAATCACTCTTCTTCGTAAAGAGCCTTCTTTCTCTTGGACTCAATCTCTTTAGCCTTCGATAGCTTAATAAGCTTTTCTGGAATAGGCTTGAGAACAGTTCTATATTCTTTTGTTCCATAATTAAACTTATCTACCAAGTTCAAAAAGTACTTTTCTTTCTGTTGAGAGCCGAGTCTCTTTTTCCGAGCAATTCTTTTCCCTAACTCCCTTTGGGCTGAAGACTTTGAGTTTCTGTATACCTCGGTTAACAGTATCTTAGATATCGGCTTTTTTCTTCTCCCAGCAATTAGTAGAGATTGACCTATAACAAACTTCTTCTCCAGTGCTGTTTTCCCTTTTATCCAATGTACTGCTTTCAGATTCTCTCTACCATAATAAGTTAAAAACCTTTTTCGAGCAGCCTTCAATGAATAGAATCCCTGTAATACTACTGCTGGTTCTCCTTTGTAGTTATAAGACCATGGATACCATTTATGAAGGTAAATCTTTAAGTCCCTTTCTTTGATAACTTTTCCGAATCTCCTGTGGTATTCTCTCCTCCTCTTCTTTTCCAAAAAGTATGCTCTTACATCGGGGGGCAGAGAATCCGGGTCTACTACTCCGTTAATCCAGGTAGCTTCTTTTAAGCATTCCCGGTATCTATCCAGAAAGCGTTTATTCCTTTCCCTATATTTATGAACCTTTATTTTTCCACAAAGTACTTTCCTTTGCCACTCTTGTTTCTTTCTTCGGCTTAATTTTATAATCTGAGGAGGTACCCAAGGAATTCCCAATCTGTAACATGATTCCTCAAAGTCATCATCATTCTTAAACCTATAAACTATGGGCATATCAAATAAAACTGTCTATGAATCCATAATATAACCTGAGTGCCCTAACTATAATGAATACCAAAATCGACACTATCAATATAATTAAGGTTATAGAACAGGTCATATTATATATCCTATCCTCTTTATCTCTATCATTGGTTGGCTTAAACGGGTAGTGTAAGGGTTTCAAAAGATATAAAATAAATACACTCCCAAGCGATATGACTATGGTTAAAGCCCCCGTTATGGCTTGTATTATTATAAATACCTTATCCGTTATTTTTTTGTTTACGGAGGGCTGCCCGATACCATTGCTGAATAGATTTATCCTTGGCATCTGGGAATCTCTTTTGCACTCTTCGTGTGATTCTATCGATTGATAGCCCTTTATAGGTTAATTCGAATACATAGGATTTCTTAGTTCCTTTCCAAAGACCATTGTCATCCTTCTCTTTCTTGGGCTTTTTAGGTTTTTCCAACCCCTTTACCCGTTTGGTCTTTTTCTGTTTAGTGACTGCATCTTCACCAATGAATCCGAGATTGAGTTGATAATTCCTCATCGGGTCATCTTTAGGATATCCAGCAAGTTCTAATTGCTGGTCCATCCACTTATCATATTCATCGATGAGAGCATTATCCGGCTTGTTATCCGAATGGTGAATCCATGAAGATAGTCCATTGTAGTCGGCTGAACAAGCATCAGGGAAAGGCATGCCAAGAGAAACTGCTCTTCTCTTCATGTCCTTGTAGGTCATATTTTCTAACCCACTTCCCATGACCTTTAGCTTTTCCTTGTTAAGCTTTAACGGTCTTTTGTCTTTTTTCTTACTTTTGCGCATATTTATATAGGTATAAAATTTTATTTCTTATTTCCTATTGCAAATATAATCAAATTTCTCGAAGTTGCAAAATATTTGTATAAAAATTCTAAGAGTTAGATTTCAAGGTTCTTTTTCTGCGTAACTTATAGGCTGTATCTAGAGTTTCACAGGTAAAGTCCATGTTATTTATTGATTTGTAATTAATAGCTTTCTGTATGACCTCCCTGTATTCCTTCCAGAACTTCAAGCCCCCTTTACTGTCCACGGTTTTTTCAAAGTATTGGGTTGCCAATAATCCAAATGTATCTGCAATGGTTTGACTCTCGAATATGTATATTCTCAAATCTGTTATAGCCTTTATTATATCATCCTCGCGTTTGATGGGCATTACTCCATATCCTTCTTCAGGAAAAAGTTCTTCTGATACAATAGCTGTAAAATACCTTCTACTTGAGGGTCCATTTTTCCAATACTCGGTTATTAACTGCCTTATCTTGAAGTCAGGTATTCTATGTAAGTAAGATAGATATACCTTATCCTTCTTTGTAGACCTCCTTTTATATGCAGTTGGAGCTTGCAATACTCGGGGCATTATCCTATAATTATTCCACCTATCAAACTCAAGAATCAGAGCATAAAGGTCTTTGTCCCATTTATTCTCTGATTCCTTCAGCCTTTTCATGTTCTTTATGATACGGGGATTGGTTATTGAAGTCAATAACCATGAAGAATCTCCTGAGTGTATCTTAGCTTCCTCCTTGGGTAGTCTTTTAACTATGGCCCCGAATAGATAATCCCTGAACCTTGGCTCTATAGGAGATTTGGGATTTACTAAAGAAGGATGTAGTTCAAAGTAATCGGATAATAGTTTGAAGAACTTCTCAGCTCTAGCCTTTAGTTCTAAATACTTGTAATGAGACATCTTGAGAATTTCTCCAGCTTCCCAAGTTGATAGGCCTTTGCCTTGTATAAACATAAGGCTTGCCCTCTCTTGCTCGGTCAAACAGTCCCAAGCCAATTCTTGATGTCGTTCCATATTTAGTATTGTTTGTTCATTAGAATCTCTTCAGTACTACCATCAGGGATTTGGGATAAATCAACCTCATAATCAGCCGAGTACATTTTGTATTCATCAGATTCATGATAGGCTGAATATAGTACATTCTCCATTGGTACCTCTATCTCTAAACTGCCATCCATTTCAGGGTATAGCTTTACCAGCATCGTCTTTGTAGTAAGATTACTTTCAAGTATAATGGCTGGTATTCCCTCAAATGGATATCCCCTCAATACAACATAATCCCCAATACCAACTCTTGTAATATCATTTACCGAGAATATCTTATTCGCTCGAGACATTCTACGATACTTTTTTACCTCTTCCTTAGTTATAGTGGCTACTACTGAATAATCATCAAAGTCCTCGACATTATCTACTCTCAACCTCTTTCTTTTGGGTCTGTAATCCAAAGACTTCATGAATGACATTATGCCTGGGATATCTTTCTTTAGTTTGTTTAGGTAATATCTGTCAAAGGCTTTTTCAGACTTCATCTTTATGAATCCGTAATTGAACAGTAATGGTACATCCTCGTACTCATTATTACCTTTTCGTGACTTCTTGAGTACACTTATAGTTGGTACTATGGCTTTCACATGTTTATACCCCCTACATTTCAAATCAGAATTGATTCTCTTGTAGAATTTCCTGTCAAGCTTGAATATACAGTATACATAGGGGGTCTTCATATTACTTGTTCAATTTACGAGCGTATTTGAATACGTCTGAATATGTTACCAATCGTTGAATTTCTTTGAACATATACACAGCTAAATGTACTTTCGGGGTTTTTATCTCCATTCGGGAAAGTTCTGAACAATTTTCCATAAGGAACGAATCTATTTCCCCAGCTTCCACAATGAAGAATGCTTCTCCTTTTGGCATAGAATTATACCTCATGATAAGTATTGGTATCTTTCCAGCACGTTTAGCATCTTTTGTGGCTTGTTCCCAAAAGGATATGATTTTGCAACTCTTTAGTCCTAGTAGGATATGTTCAAACTTAATATCTTGATAGTTTTTTACTTCAATACTAAATGGGAATTTCTTAGAGTGTTTTGGGTCAGAACATATTACATCTGATGATATATTGTCTGCTTTCTTCCATCTCAATCCACCACTAGAGGGAGTTCTAGAAAATTCGTATCCGGACCAGTTTTGAAATGATTTACATACCACCCTTTCAAACCTATTGCCTTTTGCTTTTGAATTTACTCTTCGGGCCATTGTCTATTATTTATTATTTTACTTACCGAACTTTTACTTATACCAAACCTTTCAGTTAAGTACTTACTAGTATAACCCTCTAAATGTAATTTTCTTATATTTCTCACTTTATTCATGGTTAACTTATGATTGGGAGATTTGGTACCAGTATTTCCTTTTATAGGGTGTTTCCTACCTTCCCACAACTTTTTTCCTTTTATGCTATGTCCATCTATAGACATCTGTTGTTGATTCTCTTTTTGAGTTCCCCAATACAAGTTACTTACTCGGTTATTTAATGGGTTGTTATCCTTGTGACATACACAAGGTTTATTATTCGGATTAGGTATATAAGCTAAAGCTACTAATCTGTGCACCTTAAACTTTCTAGGACCATCTTTATTTACCAGAGTTACTATTCTGTATTTAATCTTATTATCTCTACCAGCCAATCCTTGATATAATGGTTTATCTTTACCTATCCTATAAACCTCACCAGTTTGAGTTACGTGATAGTTATGATAACTGGCTATATTACTCTCCATAGTTATATCTTTTGTAACCAATAGTCATTAATGGTATTGTGAAAGGCCCCTTTCTCTGGTCACCGTAAGCACCTTGGCATTTGGAATTGGCAAGGATTCATGGTGTGATATGAGGTATAGGGTTTTATCCTTATAAACCCTACGTATGAGTCCTATCACAAGCTCTACATATTCAGAACTTATGTTCTCGAATACCTCGTCCAAAAAGGCAATATTTATACCCTTAGCTTGGGTCATCATCTCATTCATAGCAAAGGCCATAGCTAAACAGACCAACTGTTTCTGACCACCCGATAATTCCTCGTATGATACCTCTATACCATCCATTATTATCTGGGTATTGAAGTCCTTCTTTACTCCTTGTATATCTACATAGAATAGGATACTGAACCCAAGTACGTCTGAATATGATTCAAGTGTTTCATTCAGAATATCCATTGAACTCTCGAATAAGAAAGCTTTTATACCCCTGTTCCCAAGTGGGTCATCCATTACCCATTTGTAATTATCAACCTTTTCCTTCTGACTTTCCATCCTTTCTTCTATGGTTGATAATTTCTTGGTTAGGGTTGAAAACTGGGATTTATACTTGATTATTAAGCCCTTGTTAACTCCCACTTTCTTTTCTGATGACAGTCTTTTTATTTCAGCTTCTACTCGTTCTATCTCTCTTTGTATCTTCTTTACTTCATACTCCTTATCCCTGAGTTCTTCCAGTTCATCTCGATAATTGGATATTCTGTCAGATACCCTGGAATATTTACCTTGTAACCTTTCGATATCTCCAAAGGCTTTCTTTACCTCGATTAGGCGTTTCAAAGAGTTCTTAATATCACCCCTCTTCAGTAACTTTATTATTCCCTCAATAAACTCTTCTAGAGATACCTTAGTTTTCTTCCTGGCATCATTTATCTTATTGAGAATATCCCTTTGATTTTCCTTTGCCTCTGATAGCTTCTGTTCAATTCTGTTTTTCTGAGTTACTGTCTCCTTAAGCTCACTTGACTTTTTTGCCTTAGCTAGCAGTGATAATCTCTTCTCGAGAACCTTAACCTTTGAAGATATGTCGTCTTTTACCGTACTGGCTTGCTTCTTTAAGTCATCAACCATTCTTTGAATGGACTGCTTCTTACCTTCTAAGGTTCGATATCTTTGAGAGATGTCTTGATACTCCTTCATGGCTTCTGTATAGTAGCCCTTAGCAATATCTCTAGCTTTAGATATATATTCTAACTCAAAAATCTCCTCAAACAGTTCTTTCTTGTCAGAGGAAGATTCCTGTATCAGTCTTTTCATGCCTTGACCGAAAAGTACTGAGTTCATAAAAAGGCTATACGACATACCCAAATCAGCGACTATAAGCGCCTGTATCTCCCCCTTACTTTTCTCTTGTACTTCAACAGCATCTATCTCATATATAAGTCTATCTTTACCCTTGGCTCCATTCACTTCACCTTTATACTTAAGGCATCTGGTTATTTTGTGAGTTTTACCATTCTTACCAAAGTATATTTCTACCTTAGTTCCCTGATAGGATTTGGGTCTATACTTCTCCCAGGTATTCACATCTGACTTACCTTTTAGATTCTTACCATAAGCACCCCAAACTAAAGCGGATAAGATGGTAGTCTTACCTTCTCCTGTAGCTCCTCGAATTACGGTTATTCCCTTTGAACTTAGGTTTAATTCCAAATGGGATATTGAACAGAAGCCATCGATTATAATATTGCCAAACTGTATCATTCTGCCTCCTTAATTACTTTTAATAATGTGGCCTTTTTATTTTGGTCTTTTATACCCTTTGCCCTCATATACCTCCTTACCATGGTTTTCTTAGTAAGTTCCCTGGTTATTTGCGGGGTATCTTCCACCGCCATAATCCGAGACTTGCTAGCAATGACAGTATAATAATTACCATCATCTTTAATTTCATCTTCTGATGACACGTCCACAAATTTAGGAAAGCCTTTGAATGGCTTAAATTCCATTGAGAAGTCTTCATATATTTTCCAATATCCCAGTTTACAATTGCGGTCTGTTCTCCTCTGTTGTAGTGGAGCTCCTACCATGTATATCTTCTTTCCAAGCCTCTGAGGTTTATGTATATGGCCTATCAATACTAACTTGAACTTAGATAGAAGATTCACATTCAGATTCTCTACTGTTCCAACCTCGGTATTATCAGTATCTTTAGCTCCCGGGTAGTCAGTATGCAATAATAGGATTGTTGGCTTTAACATAGCTTCTTTCAACTCAGCTTTGATTAACCCATCTAACCCCTTGTTATGGTCTAAATAGGGAATACCTACTACTCTGAACTTATCAAACTCATGATAAGAGAAGTCCAGGTTGTGTAAGAACGAATACCTACGACATAAGTTTGCCCAATGTGATGGAGATTGATTAGTTATCGAATTGCTTTTCTGTAGGTCATGGTTTCCAGATATACCATAGATGTTAAATTCCTCGCACCTATTTAACTCTTCGAACTGTTCAATTATAATTTCATCAAGTGAAGTACTTATATACTCTGGACGGTGCATAAAATCCCCGCAAAAAAATGCCGGACATTTATACTTAATACATAAGTCTTTAATCAAAGAGAGGACCCTGAAAATACTTAGGGTCCTCTTATTATCCTCATTGAACTTAGAGAATTCTCCTAAGTGCAAATCGGAGAATGCTATACCTATCACCTTCATAACTGAAGAAATTTCTTGATAAGGTGTTTTCTCTTCTCGTAGTTCATCTCATCCAGTATCATGACTTTTATCTTGTAACCCATGATTTCCAGTGTACCGGTATTAGGTATACCATTTACATACTGGAGTATATTTGAATCGGGTTTATATCCCCACAGGTCAAGTATACCATACATTACCTGCGATACCTGGAATTGATAATACCGAGATAATACTCGTTTACCATTGTCTTCTGTTACCCACTCGTTAAAGAAGCTTGCTGAAAAAGGTATGAAAATTAGGTGAGTACACTGTTGACCAAGTAACATACGACATAAGTCTACTGCATGGTCTAAGTCGCATTCGGCTATCCTGTGAGAAAGTTTGTTGATGAAGTATGCTGCCGAATCAAAGTATGACCGGTCAGTTACAAAGCTGTCTTCTCCCCTGAAAGCTTTGTTACGCAGGTTGAGTACTTGCATATCCTGAGCAAATACTGTACTGGCATCTTGCTGAATCATATCAGCATGAGGCATGTCTCTTGTTTCAGGTACCAAATCCGAATATGACCCGGATATGAAAGGTATCTTTAACATATCCGCTACTTCCTTGGCAATGGTTGTTTTTCCAACCCCCGAAACACCGGTGAACATAATTTGATATTTCCTACCGTTGTACATAATGTTGTAGTTTTTTGAAAGGTTCCAAAAAATCGGGTATCTTGAAAGACCTTAAGTTAAACTTGTCAAGTACCATGAATAACCTGTCTTTCCTTATATTATTAGTACATCCTTTTACCCAAGGGACTTTCTTGATAGGGTGAAGAGTTAATGCAGTTCTCAAGTCTATAAGAGGCTTGTTCTTCTTGTATAACTCTTCTAGCTGGTCCCTTTCAATGCCCTTGAATTCTGCTCCTTTTGCATCTATGAAGTCTGCTATGCTCCCATATTGTTTCAGGAAAGCTTTAGTCTTCACTTCTCCCATACCATAATAACCGGGTATATCATCCGATTTATCTCCATTAAGTATTAGGTAGTCAACGCATTCCTCAGCAGAGTAACCCATTATATCCTTACAAGTTTGACTAAGAATTAGGGTATCTTTGTTAGGATTGAATATCTTGACTCTTTTGTCGAGTAATTGACAGAAGTCTTTGTCAGAGGATATTATGAGAGATTTACCTGGGTGGTTTATTGCCAACCAAGCAATGTAGTCATCAGATTCATATCCCAAGCCTTTTCTATCGATAATCATCTGAACTCCGAGTAACCTTAGAATCCTTCTCAACAGTGATAGCTGTTTATTGAAATCTTCATAATCCATACTTATCTTACTCCTATGTGCTTTGTAACCCTCGAGTAGACCATTACGGAAATTAGACTCTTTGCTCTCATGAGTATCGAATGTAATTACTACATGGCTTGGTTTAAACCGAGTTAAGTATGAACCGAGGATTCTTAAGAACCCATACACCAACCCGGTACCAGCTCCATTGTTGGCTTTAAGATTCTTAAACTTATGGTATGAACGGTGAGCAAGATTACTCCCGTCCACTACCATAAGCATCCTCGGTTTTCTACCCCTCGTCCGGGATGTATTCGTCTTCTTCTGCATCTTCAGATTCTATTTGAGATTCATAGTCTAAGTCTGCATCAACAGGGAACATGTTTCGTGTAATCCTCTTGAGCTTTCGCTTAGTGGTTCCTATGGTATTTATTCCGGCAGCCTTTAACAGCTTTTTCCTTAACTCACCATCTTCCTCTATTAACCTATGGAAAGCCTCTTCTCCTCGACACAGTTTCTTTCCTTCGAACATATATGTTCCACCACCGAGCTTCTCTATTACTCCAGCATCCTCTAAAGACTCTTCTAACCAGAAGTATCTGTCAAAGCCAACTTCGTGATACTTTGGGTTAAAATATATAGGAGCTTTGGATATAGTTTCCCGAGGAGGAGATACCTTATTCTTTTTCATCTGAACAGTTACATATTTACCTGCTCGTCTTTCCTTACCCTTATACTTAATCTTGAGAGTTTTACCTGAGTAGAATGCTAATCGTATTGAAGCATAAAACTTGAGTGCTGCACCACCAGGAGTTGTACTGGTATCTTGACCAAAACCTGCGCCCAGTTTACTGCGCAACTGATTGATACATACCATGGTTACTCCGAGTCGATAGAACAATTCGTTCCTTATTCGGAACATCTTGTAGATTTGCTTTGCCCGGTTTCCCATCTCGGCCTTGCTATCCGCCATCTTTGCATCAATGGCTTCTATTGAATCCAGGGCTGCTATTGAGTCTATCACAACTATGATAGGCTCATTACTGGTTAACTTAGACCTCCAATATATTGCTAAGTCTGCTATAGCATCCGATATGGTTTCTATCCTGGTGTCATTTAATACTGTTACTCGTTCAGGGTCTAGACCATTTTCCTCTGCCCAGGAGTTCATCCATGCCTGTTCAGCATCTACCCATATTACATGACCACCGAGTTGTTGTGCAGCATAAGCAAAGTTGTAAGCTATCAGGGACTTACCCGAGGATTCTTCTCCCATGATTTCAATTATCTTCCCGAATGGTACACCACCACCCATCTGATAATTGAGAGCAAAGAATGTGGATGGAATCCATAATCCATGATGATTTATGGTACTAGCCTTTAATTGGAGAGATGACCCATATTTCTTGAGTATCTCATTTTGTGTGGGTATCTTAAACTTCTTACCTCCCGATTTTCGGGTAGCTTTAGGTTTTCTTGCCATACTTGTAATTTATAATATGAAAAGAGTGGGATATAAACTATACCCCACTCCTACTTTAGGTATATATCTAGAAAATCTTAGATATCACTCTTATATTTCTTTCCCTTTTTCTTTTTCTTGTCTGCTAGCTTGCTTTTGGAAGAGGACTTCTTACGTGGTCTTTCATCCTCATCATCATCCCCCTCATTGAGGAATGAAGCCAGCTTCTCCTCGAGCTCATCGTAGGAAAGGATATTTGCCCGGATTGCTTTCTCCAGGTCCACCTCTCCCCGATACTTCTTGTCCAGCTTGGTTTTCTGGCAAGGTGATACCGAATAGCTGGTATCATTCTTACCGGTACCAGTACGGGTGATTTTGATATCGTATCCCTCTACAGGGTCAGTCATATCCCCCCAGTCCTCTTCATCGAGGTAAAGGTCTATAATATCCTGATATACCGAACGTGGTACCATCATGGGTTTATCTACCCGGTCGGGGTCAATTTCCTTACCCTTAGTATCTTTGTACCCAAGTACCCCGATGAGATACTTTCTCTTCGGTACCAGTTTCGATGCTAATGCCTTATCATCTGGGTCGTCGGAGTTTTTAAGCTCCTGGAACTTCTCCATGAAAGGACATGGCTCATCGAAAGTAGCCGGAGATATAATACCTCCCTCTTTGGGTCCAAGATAGAATTGGACAATCTCGATTCCCAACTCCTCGTCTGCACCCCGAGATTTGATACGTACTCGGGTAGTTCCCTCTTTCGGGTAGATTATTCCACCACCCCCACTACGCTTTTCCAGGTCCTTTTTCCTGGCAAGCATCTTTTCTCGGGTAGTCATTACACTACCCTTTTTCTTGGTTGTTTTTTCCTTTTTCATGGCTTTATTTATTGGTTTCAATATAAAGTATCTCGTTCAAAGATAATATAGTTGTTACTTGATTGGGAAGGTCTACTACATCCAGTTCTTTACCAGCATACAGACCGTAGGTAACTACTGCTCCAACCTGAAGACCGGGATATTCTTCCTGCTGTTCATCAGTTATCGGTCCTACCTGAATTACTACACCTTTGCGTGGTACTGTGTCCTTATCGTGTTCCTGAGGGATATAAAGTCCTCCCTTTGTTTTGGTATCTGCCGTTACTACCGGAGATATTATAAGTACCCGACTTCCTGTAGGAGTTCCCAAACCGTTCAGTTTACCATTCAACTCCTTTGCTTCTTTGACCGAAATAAGGTCTAACTCAATTCTTGACATATTTACTGTTGTTTACGTAAGTTTGCTACTATTCTTATTTGACTCCTAATACATGCTCTTGATACTTTGTATCTTTTAGATAGGATATCTATACTTATACCACAGTTTAAACCTTTAACTATACTTACTCTATCTTTGTTGGATAGTTTACTAGCAGTTGCTTTTTCTCCATATCTACCATAGCCGGAATTATAGTGATTTTTCCACATGGGATTCCTTCTACCTTTCAAACTCCTCCCATCCCTAACCATTTGTTCTAAATTCTCCTTCTGTGTTCCCCAATACAAATTGTCAACTGAGTTATTTATCTTATCGTTGTCCCTGTGACATACACATGGTTTATTATCAGGATTTGGAATATAAACTTCAGCTACTAATCTATGTACATAGTATTGCTTACCCTTCAATTTTATCCTAAGATATCCTTCCCTATTATTACGAGGAGTTAATTCTTTCCAATACCCTTTTACTCTACTGTATACTTTACCTACCTCAGAAATATGATACCCTATCAGATAAGGGTGGTTATCTCTTAAATCCATCCTGTACCCTTATATTCGCACTTATCGTTCTTAATATATTCTCTCGTGATTCGTAAGCTTTACATATACTTATCATTTTACTCGCATTGTACTCAGCCTTCATATATCTTTTCAATGCTCCCTGATAAGCTTGATTGTTCTCTGCTTTGTGTGCTGCAGCATCATTATTGATATTACCCGATTCTTTGTAGTAAAGCCATGCCTTGCTATAAGCCTGATTTTTTGCCTTTTCAAGTTTATCCCTTTTATATATAAGCCTATCCCTTACCATTACCAATAGAGCATAATTAGATGGACTTCTACGTAAAGACTGATTGACCAGGTTCTCATCAATCATGAGTTCCTGGTCTAAATCAATCTCATAGGTTTTCCCTTGAAAGAGAATCTTTAGTGTGTTTTTCTTAATCTGGGATAGACGTACTATCTTTTGCCTTTTTTCCATACCTGTCTGGTATTATACCATGTGACCTAAGTACATCATAGAATACTCCAGTGGATATGTTATATTCTTTAAGTATGTACTTTCTCAATACTCCGTTTTTATACTTCTTAACTATACCACTTTCATCTACTGACTTCTTACGATACTTACCAACAAAATAGAATCTATTGTCGGATATACATTGTCTCATATTATCTTCTCTTGTGCCCCAATATAGATTATCTACATTATTATTCAAAGGATTATTATCTTTATGACAAACTTGAGGCTTATTATCAGGATTTGGTATGTATACAGTAGCTACTAACCTATGTCTATAGAATTTAACCTTATTACCATTATCATTGGTTAGTAAATTATGTACATACCCATTTGACCTTATTACAGGTTTTACCACTTTCCAGGTACCACTAAATATGGAATATAACTCTCCATCTTTAGATATATGATATTTACTACATCCTGGTACATTAGGTATAAATCTATCCATGTACTTTATAAAACTTTTGTTCAAACTCTTTTATCTCTTTTTTATAGAGTTTTGGATATTCACTAATGTCTATGTTTTTATACTTACGGTGTTCTTCTAAGTATTCATCAGTATTGAAATCTGGTTCAAACATCTTATTGTAATCATACCCAGGTATAAATGGTAACTCTTCTGCCATTGACCTACCTATAGTTATATCCATCGACATACTCACGTCGTTTATCTCGAATCCAAAGTATTTTTTAGTATCGGGGTTACGGCAAGTTTCCCAAATATTATATACTACCCACACATTAACATCCTGTGGGTCAGCGAGATAATAAACTGCATCGTGAACGGTGCATGTCTCGGGCATGTAAGGAAGTATACCCTGCCTCATCTTCCAATAATTAAGTATGGATGCAAACAGAGTCATATCTGATGCAGCTGATTGACATGGCATATTAACCGATAATCGTACTGCGTATGCTGCTTCCTGCTCGTTATCCGAATATACCTGGGGTAACCTTCTCTTCCTACCGAACAAAGATTTAATATATCCATGTTTTATCAGTACCTTCTCCTGGTTAATCATGAACTTCTTAATCTTCGGGTGCTCCTGGAAGAACTCATTCAACTGTTGCTGAGCTTCATCTGGTGTTACGATAATACCAGCTTTTGGGTCAGATAGTTTAACTGCAAGCAGTTTCTTCTGAATACCATATATAATACCGAAACATATCTGCTTTGCCTGCTTCCTTCGGTTTTTCCAAAGCTTATAATCGGGATGTTGTTCATCACTGTAAGCTTTGTTTGCTTCCTCATACGATACACCATACTTATTTGCTGCAATAGCAAGGTGAGGGTCCTGTCCCTTGGCAAATGCTTCAAGATAAGTCTCATCCCCTGAAAGATGTGCCATGATTCTTAACTCTGCCTGAGAGTAGTCAAGTGCCATGTATAGTTTCCCTTTGGGAGCTACCAACTGTTTCTTGATATTAGCATCTACCGAAGTTTTGGGTATTTGTTGGAGGTTAGGTTCAGAACTACTTAATCGGCCAGAAGTAGTACCAATAATTTTGAATTGCCCGTGAATTCTATCATCATCCTGAACTTTATCATGCCATCCCTCAATATAGGTTGTATACATTTTCTTTAACCCTCTCAACTCGAGAAGATTATCCAGGAAGATTGCTTTGGGACTTTCAGGGTCTTTAACCGTTAATCGAAGTTCTACCAACGTATCCTCATCGGTACTCGGCTTATCGGTATCACGATTAGTTTTCTTATCCTTGGTATATTTTATGATAGGGAATTTGAACCCCTTTTCGGAATACAACAGTAGAGGTAAATCAATTGTACTTCCCAAGTTTACTTCTCGGGTTAATTCCAATTCTTTTTTAGTGGTGAATACACCTGCTCGGATATTGGATATTTTTTGCTCCCTGCTTGCTATTTTCCGTGCGTCCTTTGGGTTATGATAATCCAGGTCTTCAAGTTCACTTTCAATGGATGCAAGGTATTTGCTTATTCTTTCTTGGACAAGCCATCTAGAGAATTTTTTCACTCGTGGAAGATTCAAGCAATTAGAAGTTGCTTGTTCAATTTTTGGCTTGTAAGATTCAAGCAATTCCTGATTGAATTTCCTATCGAGGTATAATCCGGTTTTTTCAGCATGCTGCAATACCCTAGAAGCTGGCATAATCAAATGCCTAAACAAGGGGTACATGCCAATCTCTATTAGCTTACTTTCAAAGAACATAGCTAACCTAAGAGTATAATCGGTATCCTGACAACCATACTTGCATAATGGTTCCAAGGGTTTCTTATCCCAAGGTATCTTGTCAAACTTCTCTGCCTTCTCGTAATCGCCATGCTCTGGTAGATACCTTCTAACCATTGACTTCAGGTCATTGGGTTTCTCTTCATTTAGAAGATACTTCATAAGCATTCCATCCAGAACAGTACCTCTAACATATATCCCATACAACTCGAATATCTGAAGGTCAAACTTCAGATTCCATCCCACTTTAGTTATATTGGGATTCTCAACCACCTTTCTACCAAAATACTTTAACCAACGTTTCCAATGAGGGTTTTCATATTCGTGGTGACATAATGGAATAGATACACCAGAACCAACTTGAAAGGTTACAGATAAAATTGTGGGTTTGAAGGTTTTATTATAAATACCTTCTGCATTTGTCTCGAAGTCGACGGAAGCTATGCCGGTTTTCAAACAAGCTTTCACAAGCCGCTTGACTTGTGAGAAACTTTTGATTATGTCATATCTTGACTCCATGTTTATTCTTATTATATGCAGTATAGAATAGATTTTTACATGACCCTAAGTCTGATGTATTCTTTACTACTTGAAAGATACCGTTCTTTACTCTTTTTATATACCCTGCTCTACAAAGAAGACAGCATAACCAATATAAATATGCTGTCTTAGCTCCTGTACTTTGTAAGTAAGTATACCTAAATGTCTGACCAACTTCTTTATTTTGTAGAAGTTTTATCAAGTTATATATAATGTCTCCTTTCATAAGAATTATAAAATCATGTACTCGGAGCGGGAATCGAACCCGCACGACCATTACTGGTCACAGGATTTTAAGTCCGGCGTGTCTACCTATTTCACCATCCGAGCTTTTATAAAAAGGGGAGATGAGCGAAGAACAGTAACTCATCTCCTAATGCTATAGCCTTCGACTTTAATTATGGGATTTTGGTATCTCGTACCAGTTTATTGCCCATTGCTAGCTGGAGGTCGTATCTCCTGTTATAACCCAGCTATAGCCCTGTACGGAAGACAGGATTCGAACCTGCGACCCCTTGCTCCCAAAGCAAGTACACTAACCGGACTGTGCTACTTCCGTAAATTAGGTACCAGTCTATATCCCTACCGTCCAGTACCTGGGAATGAATCAGGACTCGTTGTCCACAGCGCAAAGTAAAGATTCATTAGTGGACCCAGAGGGGCTTGAACCCCCGACCTTCGGATTATGAGTCCGCTGCTCTAACCAACTGAGCTATGGGTCCGGTTGAAGGTAACGGCCTTTACTACTAATCTCGGTATGACAGAAAAGAAACTAAGACCAATTACCGTTACCTTCTTTGTTACCTTAATTCGGTCTGGATAGAAGTTTTTAGTTTTACCCAGTCCTTTTTATAACTATGCAAACTATCAATAGTATGATAGAGATAACCAGGTTTGATACCCACTTCTCTAGCTACGTATTCCATTAGTTTCCATGCCAAGTATACATCATTTCCAAAATGAGTTACAAAATCGGATGACCTTTGGTGATAACAAATATTCAGTTGCTTTTCACCCCTTGCGTTCTCCCGGATAAGGAAGTCGTAATACATAGAGCATGGTATACGCATCTTACCATCCAGGTTTTCGGCATCAGAACATTCTACCTGCCCATCTTCACCATAGATATTAAGTATGGCTTTACGGGTATCATTATCATCCTTGAGCAGACCTATGACAGCCTGTAACTTGGTCATTACAATCCCATTATACCTTACTACCTCATTCATTCTCTCCGAATAGGTGTAGTCGAAGTACTTACCATCTACCAGGAACTCTTCCCATATTTCGGGACGCAATTTCCATGCTTCACCCGGGTTAATTTGTCCCGGGTGTATTCTTTCCTGGAACTCAGCCTCTGCCCAATCTTTAGATTTGGTGAATACAAATAAAGGGGCCGGGTCTTCCAGGTGAGTCAAACAGTATTGCTCGCATATAAGTTCTTTGGTAATGAAGTCATCTTTACCTTCGATAACTTTATTCTGATAGGTACGGGGTTTTACCTCATTACCCATCTCATACAAATTTCTTGCCGTCTCAGACATCAATTCGTAAGGATTTGAATATATTCTCATTGTTCGTGATTTTTACTTATAGATTTTCGTAGTTCTTTTAGGTCCTAAATATTCATGTTGGGAAGACCTACCCAATAATTAGCATTGGTACATACAGATAACTCTATGTCCCTGCCATTCCTATCAGGATATTTACCCTTGAATATCTTTACTCAAAAATATGGTTTATCTTTCCTCTCGTACTTCACTTAGATACCTCCTTATCTTTCTTTTAAGTTGCCTTAAATCCTTTACACTTATATTGGCCACGGTATTGAATAACCACCCATCATCCGTGGAGAAAGTTATATCTATATCTCCTCCGAGTTTACTGGTGTAAGGAGATTTCTTTACTTCTATTTTCATTGCATTGATATTTGCAATTCAATAGACTTCCCTATCTTAGAATGGTAGCCAGTCTTCACTACCGAGTGTACAATCCTTTGCCAGGGTTTTGGGATATTTGAACAACTCAGGTCTGAGTACTTTCAAAGCTCTTTTATGTACCTTATACTTTATCTTGTCAGGGTCTACTTTAAGTAGATACTTCAACCGCTCATACCAGTTACCATCATATATACCAAGCTTATCACTAAGCTTTAATAGGTCTTCATGAGCATGATACATTAGTAATACCGTATCATCATTGAATATCTGACTGAAGTGTATTGATACATGGAATTTATGTCCAGTGGGGAATAAGTATTCTCCTATCCTTTGAATCAGTAGTAGGTCACAGATAAGTCTTTTAGTTACCTCGGATGCCCTCATGAATACCGTTATCATGGGGTAATCCATGCCTGCTTTCTTTGATACAGTTAGAGACAATAAGCAATTCTTACCATGAGCATGCTTATTGTCAAACTGATAGCCTATGTTAAATATCTTCCTTGAGTTTAAGGCTTTTACTACTTCCTGTCTTAAATCAATCAGACCATTTTCATCCACATAGTTTGCTACCAGAGACTTCCATTTAGCCGAAGTGTAGTTGAAGTGCCTACCAAAATCAAATTCGGGGTCTACCAGAGGTTCTTTAATATAAATGACTAAATCATTTAAGTACTGTGCTTTACCAATTCTTTCAATATCCAAACCGGGGGTATTGAACAGGAATAACCTGTTGAGTCCCTCCCAAGCTTTCATACTTGTTTTGAACTGCAACAGGTTATTCTTTAACTTGAACTTACTCATCGGCTTCAGGAGTTAATTCACCGTCTTCCATATCATCTTCCTCTGAAGAAGAGAATGATATTAACTTCTTCCTTTTCTTTTCCCCACTTTCCTCAAGCTTTAGTTTGAGACCATACTTTTCTGTAAACTTTAAGTAGGTCTTTTTTATCATATTACGCTTGAGGATAGATGGGCATACCTCGGGTAATGGGATACCATCCCAATCTCCAATTTCTAAGGCCGAGGCTAACATAGATTTCTGTTTATACCCCAAATCTCTCCTTAATACCTTGAAAGCTCTGAAACTGTTACCATAGGTTTTATAACCTGCTTCATCACTTGTCATAAGTTTTTTGAGAGATTTACGTATCTTCTTTCTACGTACCTCATCACTACAGTTTTCTTTCAAAAACTCCTTTATGTCCTTGCGATTCTGATATAACAGTATGGTAGTATCATTTGCCCAAGCCGCTTTGATAACCAACTTTAACGAGAAGTTATCATGACCATATATATACTGACCCATACGACAGAATAACAGTATATCTATTGGTAACCTTGTAACTATCTCTGAAGAACGTAGTATTACAGTTATCTCGGGGTTTTCCACTCCAATCTTACGAGAGAATATACCACCAACTAAGCAACCTTTGCCACTACCATGATTGTCAGCAAAATGGAACCCAATGTGATAATTCCTGTTTACTGTCTTATTCTCTTCTAACTTCCTTATCATCAGTTTAGCCTGGTCAAGCACATCCAAATCAAGGTAGTTAGTAATCAGCCCAGTCCACTTGGTCATGGTATAACCAAACATCTTACCGAAGTCGAAGTCTGGGTCGAATTTAGCATCAGCTATTTCTACCATCAAGTCGTATGTAAAAAGAGAATCGGTTAGGTTATAACCAACTCCCTCACAAAACCAGTCTGGTTTCTTGATTAAGAAGTTTTCCAGTATCTTTTCCCAAGCTTCGATTGGGCTCTTACTCTTTACTATGTTCATAGTTTCTTAAAAATTTACTAATAGCTGTTTGATGTAACCCTAATATCTCAGCTATAGCCGATTGTGATAATTTATCCTCATATCTTAACTTTATAATATCATCTCTTAAAGGCACTGTTTTCCCCCTCTTTAGAGATTTTAGGGTATTTGAAATTTTTAGCTTTGTGTCTTCTTTTACCTTTCTACCTTTATTGGCTATGGAAATTAATTTTTTTGTTTCGCTACTTCTGGGTATACCATAAAAAGGGCTTAGCTTACCCCTCTTGCCATACATGGGATTTTCTTTTCCCCTCTTAGCAAATTGTGTAAATCTCTTTTCCCTAACGGCCTGTTGAATATTCATTTTCTGGGTTCCCCAGTATAAATTACTTACATGATTATTCAAAGGATTATTATCTTTATGGCATACTACAGGGTAGTTATTAGGATTTGGTATATAAGCCATAGCTACTAATCTGGATGCTTTAAACCATCTACTTGTACTAGTATCTATACCCCAAGAGTGTTTCTTATTCCCTAATAAGTCTATATTTATCCTCTTGTATAACCTATACTGTATCCTATTATTACATAACTCACCTCTAATTCGTGTCCATTTACCTCTCTTATTACTATATAATCTACCACTCTTATTGATATAGTAACCTGGCCAACCATCTATATTACTAACTTTCATCTACCATAATACTATTACCAAGAATTAATAGTAAATTTAGTAATATCTGGTTGGCCATATATCTAATTAGTATAGCGACTTTTGTCTGAAGATATTGATATGGTTCTTCTTAAAATAGATGTAGAATACATCATCTGAACCCATACCTATCCATCCCAAATATCCGCAGAAGTAAATGAAGGCCTTCACTAATTCTGACTGATACTTTAACTCCTGAGTCATTACCTGGGATTGCTTCCATGGTTTATTCTTCAGGAAGTTACGAGCAATGTTCAGATGATGTGTTATCTTCCATAACAGGTATGGGTAGTTTACTGAGTACTCTACATGATTGAAGTATCTACCTCCCTCGAGTAACTTTGTGTTATAATCCAGATGTGTTTCCGAATCCATGTTCTCATACCACTTAGTTAGGTCTGTGGCATTGTTATGAAATATAACACTGATATCTCCCTTGTCCATTATCCACATTACCCCGAGATTCATGGCTGTACGCAGGATATCTTCATAGTTCTTGTTGAGAGAATCTACTACTGATTGAGGACAACGATTATCCTTTACCCACTTCACCATGTATGCCATAATATCCTCGGGTTGGATATTGGCATATATCAAAAGTTCGATAAAGAAGTGGATAGCATCTGCATTCTCTTCATTAGCATTCTGTAAGTGATTGAGTATCTCCGTATACTCTATACAATCACCATGGGTTTGTACCAATTTTGAATGGTTGGCCTCGAATAAGTCCATTACATTTTCGAAGGACTCATAGCCTTCTGATAACTCCTCGATAACTCTTGCAGTAAAGTCCTTTAACAAGGTTTGAGAAGCCTTTGTATTGATGTCTACCGGATACTGTGGTAGCCCCTCTATGCCTATATACCCAGACAAGAGGTTCTTTTGCATTTGATATATCTCTTCTAGATACTTGTGTTCGGGAATAATTCCCGGTTCTTCCTTTATATCACGTGAATCCAAAGCGGGTATTTTTTAGATTAAACCTTGGTTAATTGTCCTTCGTATAGTTTCTTCGCATACATTAGGAAAGTACTTGTTACGTATTTCTCTAGCACTTATTCCTTTTACATGTAACTCTTTTATCTTTACCCTATCCTCATGTTTTAATTTAGCGTTGGGATTTTTACTACCTCTCAATCCATAGCATGGATTGTTTTTACCTATAAGTCTTGGTAATTTACAATTTACAATAGCTAAATACCTATTCTCTTTATGGGTCCCCCACTTCAAGTTACTTACGATATTATTTAAGGGGTTATCGTCCAAGTGCATTACTATAGGTAAGTTATTAGGATTAGGTATATAAGCTTCAGCTACCAATCTATGTATCTTGACATTTTTACTTATACTACCGTTATGTAACTTACATCTCAAATACCTATGATGGTGATAAACTTTGAGTAACTTACCATACCTATATAACTTTCCCTCTTTAGTAATGTGATAACCTGGGAATCCCCTTATATTATCATCCATGGTCTTACTTATTATCGTGTGCACCAAATCCCTTATCTCCTCTTGTTCCCCAGTTCTTTGCTTTCTCTTCATACTCCTCATTGGTAATCTCTTTCGGTGTTGAGAGTATGATGGGAACGTGTACGAATTGCATTATCTTTTTATCTTCCCATAAAGGTATGTACACGGGTTTATTTGAGGCATTCTGAATACCTATGTGCATTTCTCCTGTGTATGGGCTATCTACTATCTCGGCAGTAAAAGTCAACCCATCTTTAGTAGCAACTCCTGATTTATTTGCTGCCATTAGCATAGATTCCTTGGGATTGATAAGAACTTTTATTCCGGATGGTATTAGTACTCTTCCACCAGGACTGATTTCTACACATATCCCATTGGTTTCTATACTCCTGAATTTCAGACTGCCATTGCTGAACATTCTACGATTGATACCAGTGAAATCCCTCTCGTGTTTTTCTCCCACCTTTAGTATATCATCCATGTATAACTTTGGGATGTAGAAATCCAGACCTGCATCCCCATCATTTGCTCGGTTTGGGGATTTAACATCTCTAATCTTTGTGAACTCTAATTGTACCATGTTATTTACTGTTGAATTTACGATAAATGTCTCTTGCTTCTTTTCGTGATAACTCGAACTTACTCTGAAGTTTATCTAGTATCTCCTTCTTACCGAGTTTATCCCTTACCAGTTTACGGTAATACTTTTTGCAACCCTCTATATCTACCAAGGGTTCCAAATCCTTGAACTTGGTTTCTGCTTCTAATTCTTTACGAGTCTTACCCATGAGAGCTGTGAACTTAATGCAACAGAGTTCAGAATCTCCGCACATCTTACATTCCTTGGTTGAAAGGTCGTAGTGTTTACCGAAACAAGGGTCTGAACCCGAACCAAGTTTGGTGATATCTATAGGTTCAAGAATATCCCCAGTCTCTAACTCCTTTCTTACTTCCTTAAGTTTGTCTTTCTTTTTCTTCGCCATATATTTGAGAGTTTGATATCAAGTGATAGTTAATAGGTATTTCAATGTCATTGATGTAGAATAGTATATGCACTAACTTTCGGGTTCACCATTATACGTGCGTGCGTATTTAAGCTTTAGCTTAAGTTAATACTTACTAAGTAAGTTAAGTATAAGTTTATATAGCTTTAGCTATATAAACCTCTATTAGTATTTAGTATACTAAATACTAATAGAGTTATAAGTGTAGGTATACGTGCGCATATATGCGTATTACCCTTCCACTCTGATTACCTTTAATTTTTCTTTCTGATAATACATTCGTCTATGGTTACCATGTCTCTTTAGATAATTACCCGGGAATTGAAGGTCGTCCAGGTATGCTTTCTTTTTATTCATGTGAGTTCGTGCAAGACGTCCCAATATCTGTATGGATTTTTCATTAGAATCCATTGATGCAGTATTCTGCAGATATTTTAATTCAGGGAAGTTTTGACCTCTAGAAATAATCGTGGTAGCTATTAGTATATCGATTTTACCTTCTCTAAAAGCTTGTAGAATTTCATCACGCCCTTTGGTATTATGATGTACATATTGTATGTTGTATTGATTCCCGAGATGTTTAGCATAATACCGATAAAGATTTTCACAATGACCTATAAACTTACATACTACCAAAGCTGGTAATCTCTTTCTACCAATGTTATACTTGGTACGGTCAAGGGATAGTTTCCAAGCTTTAACATTATCTGATATCACTTCCTTGTATTCTGTTGGGTAATCCACATCTTTAGAGTATTTAAAGGGAGCATATACCAACTTGCAAGTAATAGGAGTAGAATACCCTTTCTCTATCATATCACTTAATTTTATCTGGTTAACCTTATCACCAATAAATGACATGATATTCAGGTTATGTATTAACTTCTTCTTCTGATTACTCATGTAGATGGTACCACTCAAACCTACTCGTATTCTAGAGTTATACAGATGTTGTATTACTGTTTTATATGTTTTATTATCTATCACGTCAGCCTCATCTATAAGTACCATGTCTATTTCTGAAAGGAACTTCTGATACCTATTTATATTACCTGCCAGAGATTGAACCATACAAACATTAAAGTTACCCCACTCACTGCATTTACTACCCTGGATAAATGCTACCTTTTCTCCCGGTAATAACTCTGGAATCTCTTTTTTGAACTGCTTAAATAAGTCTGCACTATTCAACAATAAAACAGTTTTTAGTTTCCTCTTGAAAGCCTGGTGTAATCCACAGAACACCAAAGTCTTTCCGAAATTAACTGCCAAATCAGATGCACAGATAAGAAAAGGAGTATCTCCAACTCGGTTATTTAGAATCTTTTCTAGAGCTTCTTTTTGTACTTCCCGTAATTCTTTATCTCCAAGTATTGTTGGAATTACTGGTTTAACTCCTAACTGGGGTCTATTATCTATGATTTTAACCTCCTGTCCCGTTTTAAGGCATTCATTGTAAACCCTATTTAGAAGACCTATTTTGAATTGCCCATAATCAGAGATATATTTTACGTAACCATCCCAGTTCTTTGCCCTGCTATACATCATTATATGCCAAGCGTCCGGATGCTTAATCCGGAACATTTCATACAACTTATTTGTGAACTTAGCAGGGCCAGATAATTCACAAACATTGCAGTTCTTTATGGTTATAGTTATCATACCTTATTTCTTGAAAGCATCCCAATCTACATGTTCCGATTTAGGCCGAGATACTATATTAAATCTTGCCATGTAATTAATAACTCTTTGTCTAGCCTTGTCATTCGATAAATCTTCTATCTTAGGTATTCCATTACAGAATTCTAAAGCATAGAACTGAGCTTGAACAAAGGTTTCATAGTCAACTCCAACTTCATCAGCTAATTTTCTTGCTCTTACAAACCATACATACTCTTGAGGGTTTTTATCGTAAGTATTATCAATCCCTATTCTGTCAAGAATCTCTTTAGTATAATATTCATATACTTCTCGGGTATACTGGGGAGCTGAATCTTCTTTTACTTCTCTATCTGCTTCGTATACATCCATAATCCAATTCACCCTCTGATGTAACCAGTTAGCACAGAAGTTATAGTTAACTCTTTTTGCTTGGGACATTAACTTAATACCTGTGGTTACAAACTCGATATATCCCTGACGAGGTTCGAACCCAAACTTTTGACAGAACTCGTTTACAACAGGTACTAATTCTTTTACTGATGCCCATTGTAAATCTGTTTGCTTTATTTTAGTTACTCCGATGTGTTTGAGTTGGACTCTAGTAGAATATATGATATCTGCTAATAAGTTTGCATCTCCTATACTTCCTGAAGCTCTACGAACAGCTTGAGTTTGTACCCTTTTATCCTCTCCTACCACTGAACGATGGTCCAAAGAGTATTGCCTGGCTTTAGTGAAGAACTCATCTACGAATTCTTCAGATACTCTACCCCCCATTTCCTTCCATAATTTACGGAATAAAGTTTTAGAGATATGTATAGAAGGTTCTCGTTGTGCCATTATAATTTTAACTGTGATTTTATAGTTAAAAGTTCTTGATAAGTCTGATATGTCGTCTCTCGTACATATTCTAAAGTCCTCTGTTTACCCAGTGAATTGACATCCTCATTATCTGGTAAGAATACCACCTTTACTTTTTTGAAGGGTACCAACTTGAAGGCCAGGTCTAATGCCTTATCTTTAGCATCAGGGTCAATCAATATGATAAACTTCTCAACTGGACTCTTGATGAACTTGTTTACCTGGTATCTGCTGACGGCCTTACCTCCGGTTGCAATCCCATTCTCTCCCAAAGTTTCAGCATTGATTGCACCCTCACAAATATAAACGGTTCGGTATATTTCTAGAGCATCCGCATTATATATAATAAAGCTCTTTCCC